TCATGGTGTTCATCTCTTACAACTCCGCATCTGCTGTGTAGCCATAACCAATGCTATGAACAGTTCCAGCACCATATTGCGTTGGGGATGTGTTAATGTGAACGCCGATGTTCGATGCGTCGGCAGATGCCACAAAAGTCGCGGTTATGCCTAGTCCGTCATCTCGTATAGCTGTTGATGAGGTAAAGGTAACGGATGGAGCTGCTCTCATAGTTACTGGATGAAAACGTTGCTTCTTGTCTCTGTTTGTGCCGACATCAAAACCATGATGTCTTGCACTTTCAAAATCATTACGCGGGCGAATGTAGTAATACCGCTGGCACAGTGCCAACTCCTGCCCATACAAACGGCGCTCGAAAGGCGTGGCGATGGAGCCAGCTTCGAGTTGGACGCCTGTGATGTAGAAGGTTGCGCCAGAGGTGTTTGCAAAATTTACTTGGTTGGTGGTGCGCCAATCATTAGCAGCAACCCAACTTCCCGCCGTAGCGTTAAAATCAGAGCCAGAGCCAAAGTCAAAAGTCACCTGAACCCCAGAAGCTGTGCCTGTTTCCCAAGTGCCTGTCGTATCTCCAGCCACAGTAATTGTTTTGTATTCCCAAGTGTTGGCTGCACTGATGGAATACTCCGCAACATAAGCGCGGTTGGCCGCATTATTTACAAGAGCCGCACAGTAAGTTCCCACTAAGGATGACCGCACCCAAAAAGAAAGCGTAACTGTAGAGGCGTTTGCAGAGCCAAAATTTAAATCTGCAATGTTGTGACCCTCTACTCGTTGAATTAATCTGTTAGTTTGCCCGGCGCTTGCGGATGCCGCCGTTGTAACAGTAATCAAGAGCGAGTTTGAAAAACCGGAAGGGGCAACACTGCTTCTTTGAACAGTGTATCCAGACCCACTATTTTCCTGAAACTCAAACCTGTCTACGGCATAACTTCCAGTTACACTCGCCCCGTTATTCCTCTGGTCGATGACCATGTTGCCGTTGATGATGCGGTTGCGTCCCGATACGTAAGGAACGGCGCTGCTCGGCACAGTGCCAGTTAGATCAGCCGCATCGACAGCCCCATCAAATGCAGGTGCAACGATGCCAGTTGTGCTGACCGTTCTCAATGAAGATTTCGTCAGAACCGCCGCCCGTCGCACCGCCGCCTACGCTGCCCCAGCTTGTGCCGTTGTAGCCCTCAAACTTGGTGACATCAGAGTTGAAGCGGAAGTAACCAGCCGAGGGTGAGCCGTCGCGCTCAGCAGTCGTGCCCGTCGGGATGTCAGCGGAACCTGTAGCCGAGGTTTGGGGAACTGCGTCCCCCGGCTGGAGAGCGCTGTCAGCTGTGCTGCCTTGCGCCGCGGTCGCGTAGGCCGTGCTATCTGTCGTAGCTGCTGTGCCAAGCCCCAAAGTAGTACGCGCAGCCGACGCATCCGCGTCGTCGATGAGAGACGCCCCAAACACAGAGATGGTCGAGGTCTCGACCTTGTCGCTGTTTAGGTTGGTAAAGTTGGCGTCGACTTCCGCATTGGTCAGCGGGGAGCCTTTACCTGAGCGTGTTACGATGGTTGCCACGGTTCACCTCATGCTGCCGACAGGGTCACGGTCCACGTGATCTGCAGGGTGTCGCCCGACTGCTTGTTGACGACCGGGAACACAGTGCGGCAGAGCATCGTTCCGCTTGAAGATGCGTTGAAGATGCCGGCCTCCGTGACCGCACCGGTGGCCTCACCGGGGTTGAACGTCGTAACGTAGATGATGCTCTCGTTACTACCGCCACTCTGCGTGGCGCTACCTAGCGCCTTGCGCGACCCGAGCAGTGAGCCTAGGTTAGTGTCGCCCGAAGACGCCGCGGTCGTACCGGCGCCGAGCCCCATGTGGCTCATAACGCCGAGTCCCGTGCCCAGCATGCGGGTCGTGATATATGCCAGTCCGGTGGCCACGACCAAGTTCTTGATCTCGCGCTGGTCCTTGACCGCGCCGTCCGGTCCGGTGAGGACGATGGTCAGGCGTCCGGAGAGGCCGAGTCTTTCTTTCGAGTTCATCTAGTATCTCCTTAGAAGGTTCGGGCTTCACCGACGTAGTCCTCTGCGAAGTATGTAAAATCGCAGTAGTCTTGCATCCGAATAGAGCCGCTATCCGCGATAGACGCTGCGTCCACAATACCAAGATTTGCGGCGAATACAACAGTGTCAGCCATGGTGGCGGTGTCTGTGGGACCGAGTGTCGTGCCCAGCACGACGCCCGCGTCGGTAGCAGTGACGGTCTCCGCTTGCGCCTTGGTGAACGACAGCTGGAACGATACAATCGTGTACCCCACATCGGTGTAGTCCTCTGCGAAGTACGCGCCTTCCTCAATCTTGGGGTTCTCAAACAGCCCCTTGCCGATCTGAAACGGTGATAGCGCGTCAGCCGCCTCTACGCCATCCGGGAGCCGCTTGTTGGGCACCACATCTGGAAAGTCCGCCACTGTGTACTGGTCAGCAAACGGCTTCGACAGCGACATGTCAGTGTCTGAAAACAGCCTGACCACGTCGGCGCGCGTCAAAAATTTAACAAAGACGCCAAGCACATAGTTGTAGACGATGTACGGGACCTGCACCGCAGCAGACATGACGGGTACCGCGGCCGCAGCTCGAACCTGTACCGCTGAGATCGCCGCGCGGATGCGCGGTATGGTCTCGTTTATCTTCACTCGAAGTCGTCCCTGATCCGGAACTGCAGCGGGTCGTACACAGTCTGGCGCACGCCGGTCTGCAACAGGACCTCAACCTCGCCCTCGTAGTACCCCGCAGGGTGATTGAGGTCGCCTGCCTGCCACACGATGACGGCCACGCCTTGCGTCGCCGTTGCCGACGGGATCGTCAGCGCACGAGAGAACAGCGTGTCACCCCCGACCTCGCGGAAGTGCAGCGTTGCTGTGGCGCCGGACAAGTTGATCGCGGCACCCGTGGATTCGTCTGTCAGCGTGAGGCTGACCTGCGGGCCGGTGTCGTTACGGACCAACTTGATCCGAGTATCAGAGATGCGTGGGTCCAATGTTTCCTCCTACGCGAACTTGGGGCCGCGGACGACAAGCGCAGAGCGGAACGCACCGAGGTTGGTCTTGGCCCGTGCCGACGTGACCGCGAACAGAAACTGCTTTGCGTGGTAGGCAGCAAGTTCCCGATCGGTCCAGTCCACGTTCGGCAGCACCAGCAGATGCTGCAGTGTGCCGTGCAGGATGGCATCCTCGAACTCGTCGAAGACATCTTGATCCATGTCGGCCGAGCTGCGAGTCGGCTTGAGTGCGAACGTCATTGACAGCGTGTAGGTCCGCTCTGCGTCGGGCATCGGGAAGACACGGTACCGGTTGGCGCCCACTTGTGCGATCATGCGTGGCTCAGAGCCAAGCTCGGCGATCTCCGCTGCCACTGTGGTGGTGGCCGGCCACTCCGTAATCATCGCGGCCGCGGCGTCGTAGGACAAGACCTGTACGGGGGTTCCGTTGATGTCAGCCCGCACCACAGCCTGCACCGTCGTATCGGGCGGTGGCGCAAAATCATACTCGGCTCGCCCGGGCGTTAGAGCGATAGGTGTGGCAGTGTGTCGCCACGCCAAGGTGCGCTCGCAGACCCGGATGGCCGAGTCGCGGATATAGTCCACGAGCATCGGATAGGCGCAAGAAGGGGCGCTGGCCGAGACTTTGGCGCTGAGCGTGGAGAAGGCACGCGTTTCCATCAGGCACCTCTACTTTGCATGGGCATCGTTTCTTTGTCGGTGACGACGCGCGCCTGCAGGTCAACACCGAGTGACTGGCTGAACGAGTCCATGAACAGCTTAGCGCGGCCGGAGTCGACGTTCTCGTCGTCGATCGACGAGGCGAGGAACACCACACCATCCACCAGTTGTGGCAGGTAGCCATCGGACGGGGCGTCCATCGCCTCGTTAAGGGTGTAGTCCCCCGGCACTGCGACGTACTCCAGCATGACCGTCGTGTTGGGCAGCGGCTTGGGGTACACGAAGAACTTGGTCGGGTTGCGCTCATGGCGCATGAAGTTGAGGGGCGTGCCCGCCGGATCAGAGACCCACTGCGGATACGCACGCTGGAACATCGGCCGCTCGACCTCCGTGACGGAGTTGCGCCCCACGACGTAGTAGATGTCCACCAGTCGGTGAGCGTCAGCCGGGAGTTCCTGCATGACATCATTCGCCGTCAGCGCGACCGTGGTCATCTTGTTGAACAGATCAGGGCGCATGCTCAGCATGCGCTTGACGGTCTGGTTCACGTAGCCCAGCAGATCGGTGTCGCTGTAACGCAGGGGGGCCCGCGTGTCCTGCAGCAACTTCCGCGCTTCGTCGATGATGTCCGCTGGTGTCATTCAGGCAAGTCCCTTGAGGCGTCGGCCGACAGTTCCGGCGAAGTATACACGGGTTGCTCAGGGATGTCATCCGTGGCGAGATCGAGTTTCTTCACCCGCCGCTTGGCCTTCTCTACCACTGCCGTGGCGAAGCGCTCCGGGTACGCTTCCTCCTCGGTCACCTCCTCGCACTTCGGGTGCCGAGCGAGTGTTTCGTTCCACTCGTAGATGAAGCCGTCGACTTTGTTCCGCAGGTATCTCATTTCTTCTTTCCCTTCTTGGTGACACCCTTGACGGTGCCCTTGTTCTCGGATGCGTAGAACACCCGCTCACCTTGCTCTTTCCCATACTGCTTCTGCATGGCAGCCTTGATCTTCTTGCCCTTGGCGTTCAGCGGCATATCACTTTTTCCTTTTGCCCGAGGGTGTCACCGGCCACGACTTGCGCTCAGAGCTGGTCTTCTTGGCTGCCATGGTGCGCTTCTCACCGGCGGTCATCTTGGCTGCAGCTGCGGCCGGGCGGCAAGCAGGGTAAGAGCGTGAGGACTTCTCAGGCCCGGAGCGGCCGCAAGGCTTACCGGTCTTGACGTCGACCCACTTCTCCCCAAACCATTTGCCCAGCCCGCCGCTCATTTTTTCTTCACCCGGTTGTCGGGGCCGCTCCAGCCGCCACCGCGCTTCTTGTACTCCTTGGACGCCCACGCGTTGGCGTAGGCAGAGGGGTACACGTCAAACTTGGCCTTAGCCTCCGACTTGACCTTGCTCCAGAGCGATGGGTTGGTTGGCTTGGGGCTGGCCATGTCAGCAGTTCCACGCGCGCAAAGATTTGTTGATCCGGCTGTTCGGGTCGTTGGCCGTCTTCTTCGACGTCAGCTTCTTCTTCATGCCCTCCATCCGGGCACAGAAGCTGTCGCGTCGCGGGCCACCCTCAGGCTGCGGTGCCTTGAGCCCCGGCTTGCCGGGGTTCGCCTTGTTGTAAGACGCACGCCCTTTGGCGTTGAGCCCGCCGCTCTCGGCCTTACCCTCTTTGCGTTGCCATGCGGGTGTCTTAGCCATTACGCGATCCTCTCGGCTACGATGATGGACGACGGGATGGCAGGAGCGATGGCCCCCGCAGCGGTGTGGTCGATAGTTACTGCGACGCTCTCGGGGAGCCACAGGACTTGGACGTACTGCCCGGCTGTCACAGTGACGTAGAAAATGATCTGGAAGAAGGTATTGCCGCCGTCGGTGGCCTTGGGCACCGTGACCTTAGTCGCCGACCGAGCGATGTTGGTGCCATTCAACGCCAGCCAAACAGTGGTGTCATGGTCGGCCGTATCGGAGTTCGCAAGCTGCAGGTTCGGAGCGACCATGTACGTACCGGCCGCAGCGAAGGTGAGGCGCGTGAGGTTGGTACCGTCCGTAACCATCGTGATGCCAGAACCTGCGACCTCAGTGGTCCCGAACTTGACCGCCGTACCTGCAGACACACTGCCGGTCTGGTCTGTGATGTCAGAGAAACAGGCAAAGGCCCGGCCAGTGATCGTGCTGAACGGCACCTTGCCACTCAGGACGTCGATGTTCGTGACGTTCACCTCGCCCGTACCTTTGGGCGTGATGTTGATGTCGATGTTGGTGTCGGTGCCGTCTGCCGAGATCGTGTTCTCGGTGATCGTGAGACCAGTCTCCGCATCGCTGGTGGCCAGCGTTGTGGACTCGATAAGTGTGATACCCGTGAAGCTGCCGGGAAAACTCGTTCCGGTGATCGTGCCACCGGTGATATTCACGTTGCCCATCACGACGGCGCCGGTGCCGTTCGGAGACAGAGTCAAGTTACCGTTGGTGTCCGTCGTGCTGATGGTGTTGCCATCGACCCGGATGTTGTCGACCTCGACGTTGGTTGTGCCGACCTTGAGCGCAGTCGCCGTGCCCGTGCCGCTGTACACCGTCTTGGGCGTAGCCTCAGGCCCGCCGTCGATATGCAGCAGTTGCGAGAAGCTGTCTTTAACTTTTTCTGCTGTCAGGTTGGTGGCCATGGTGCGCTCCTTGAAGAAGCGAGGCCCCGAAGGGCCTCGCAGATTTTAGACAAGGACGTAATCAAAGATCACGTCGATGTGCGTTGCAGTCGTCACGCTGCTGCCGGTCTTGCCGACAGTGACGGCCGTACCCGCGTCGTTTGCGGTGTAGGACGCACCATCTGCGAGGACAGCCGCACCAGTGCCGCCATCGGTGAGCACAGCGCTCTGCGTCAGGTTAGCCTGCGCAAAGGCAACGAGCTTGCGCCCAGTGCTCAGAGTTCCCAGCACATCCACCGTGGTCACGGCGCCAGCAGCACCGCCAACGGCGATAGCTTTGCACGACACCATGCGGATGGACTTGCCAGCGACGGCGGCGACAAGCGTCGCGCCGGCGTTCACCTCAGCGATCGTAAACCGCTGACGCACATTCATAACCACACCGGCCGCAACGACCGACCCGGTGACAGCCAGCGTCTGCAGGGTTGCATTGCCGCTGTTGATCCGGACGTTGTCCTGCGAGATACCGCTATAGACACCCATTTTCAGTCTCCTTTTGTTGGGAGATGGGGGCCGAAGCCCCCACCATTAGGCCGACGGAATGGTGCCGAGTTCGGCGCCCATGTTGACCACTGCCAGCGAGATTTTGACGCGAGCTGCGTCAACGCTGGCAGAGTTGAGGGTCAACAGGATGCCGGTGTCAGCGGTTACATAGTAGGCCGTTGCATCAGCGTAGCCACCGGTGGAACCAACCGTGCCGTTCAGGTCGAAACCGTCGACCCAGAAGTCGACAGTGCCGCCGCTGATGCCGACGTCGATGTTGGCCGCAGCGCCTTCCGCACGGACCAGCGTAGCAACGCCGGACAGAACGAACGAGCCTTTGGGCAGGGTGCCGATGACCAGCGTGTCGCCGGAGCCCAGCGCGGCTGCGCTGGCGGCGGTGCGGGCTGCCGCGATTTTTGCGAAGTCGAGGTCGATCTCGATCACGCTGACGCGGTCGGTGTAGTTGGCCGAGAAACCAGCCGAGTTCTTGTAGAACCCAAGGGAGTCAGTGTAGGCAACCATGATCTGTTCTCCTTATGCGAACTGGACGACGGCTTGTGCCAGCGCCTCGCCCTTAGTGACCTTGTAGCCGTACACCTGCAGGCCGCGCACGATGTTGCCGAAGGTGGACTGAGCGCGGATAGTTTCCATCTCAGTCATCTGCGACGCGAAGGTGAAGCCCATCTTGTGACCGGCGATGATCGAGGTCTTGCCGGACGAGACGTTCAGGTTGTGCGACACGTAGAGCGTGAAGCGGTCGATCATGCCGAGACGGCCGTTACGGATCGGGCTCGCGCTGTCGCCCGAGAGCGAAGCGTCCTTGAGTTCCGACTTCTTGATGAGACCAGCCATGCGGGCCGGGATCACGAGGAAGCGGTCCGACTCCGGCACGTTGGCCTCGTCGAGCACGGTGCCCATGTCAACGATCAGGTCGATGACCGGGGTGGTGCTCGAAGCGCCATCCTTGGTCACGGTCAGCGGCGAACCGGTGGTGCCGAGGTTGAACGCAGCCGACTGTGCGCCAGCGGTCGCGCCTTTGTTGGCAGCGTCGATGTCCGGCAGCATGTCGGTCAGAACGCGCTGGTCGATCTTGACCTTCATCTGCTCCGAAGCATCCTTCGACCACATGTCCATCAGTTTGATGTCCGACTGAACGCGGTCAATGTCGTCTTCGACGCAGGAGAAGTACTCGCCTTTGTCGATCAGGAGCTGCAGCTTGGGCGAGTCCGGGTTTTCGACGACGAGGTTTTGACCCTTGACGTACTCGCGGATGGTGATGTTGGGCTGGGTACGGATGTTAACCGTATCGCCCATGCGGCGGATTTCGCCTTCGTAGTCGGTGTTCGAGATCGCCGACAGCACGGTGGCGTCGTAGAAGTTCTCGATCAGTTTGCCGGACCAAATCTCGGGGATGAAGTTACCCGAGTAGTTGGGGCGGCCGGGAGCAACGGGATAGGCCATGTGGTGTCCTTTCACTTAGCCAGTTTATGTAATGCGGCCATCTCGCTGTGCAGCGAAGATGTCGCGTTCGATCCGGTCACGCTCCTGCTCACGACCCTTATACAGACCTTTGCGCACGTCGTCAAAGAACTTGGCGACGTCCGCCCGGGCGTAGGTCTTGCCGTCATTGGCGGCAGGAGTGCTCGCCGCTGTACGACCGCGACCCGGTGCGATCTGTTTTTCAAGTTGAGAACTGGCAACGTTCCGAGGTGATTGAGCAACAGAACCGCCATTCATTGACTGCCACGTCTTGAAGAACCCTGCGACCCGCCGTGCATCCAGCTGATTCTGCGCGTTATCGAGGTACGACTGCCGGGATACGCCGGACAGCGGGTCGATCTCAAGCAGCCAGCTGTGGAAGCCTTGCTCGGCGTTGATTTCACGCCAGTCTGGGACTTCCGCCGACAGTTCTGACCAGAACATTTGCTCAGCGTTGAGGGCCTGTCGCTGCACGACGCTCTCCACCTTGGGGACGACGTTGGTCTGCAACTGCATGACCAAGCGCTTGAGTTCCGCGACTTCCTGCTGCGATGCAGCAACTTCTTCGCGGGCGGCACGGCGCATGACCTCGATCGAGTCGCCGTAATCCTCAACGTCCTTGTCGGTGATGAGCTTTGCCGCGGCCACCTGTGCAGGTGCCTGCTGGGGCGCGGAAAGCGTCGCGATCAGCCGTTCGAGCTGACTGACGCGTTGGCCCATCTGATTGTTCTCCGCCTTGAGGCGAGCCGTTTCAGCGTTGTACATTCCTTGCAGGGATCGCCAACGCTGTTCGTAGGTCAGGTCTTCGTCTGTGTTACCGGATTGCCCTTGCCCTGTAGGCACCGGTGCAGCCGCAGCATCGCCCCCACCGTCGGCTTCGGTCGGCTGCTGGACCTCACCCTCCGCCGGAGATTGTTCTCCTTCGGTCGGGTTCAAGTCTTCGTACAGCTTCGAGATAGCCTCGGACTGCTTGCGAATTTGTGCGGGAATAGCCATTTTTTACGCTCCTCTCGGTGTGCGTGATTGGATCAGCTGCCCCTACGGGGCTGTGCTGCTAAGTCAGGGGACTCACTGACGAGCTTGTAAAGCTCGCCTAAAACCGCCAGCGCGAGGATTACTTCGGGGGTGGCCTGCTTCACTGCGGCCCCCCGTTTATGAGATTGGTACCACCGGCCGGCGCACCGGCGAGGTCCGTGTTCTGTGCCGCGGGCTGCCCGCCCCCGGGTGCCGGCATCTGCTGCGACGCAGCAGCGAGCCGCTCGTTCATCGCCAGCTTCTCACGCGACGGGACGATGTCGTCGACCGACATCTGCAGCCCCTTAGCGACCTCACGCAGCAGCGCGGCGCGACCCTGCGGCCCGATGATGCTGATGTCGAACTCGTTGGCCGTGGCGTTGAGGAACTCCACGCGGCGGACGTTGACCGTCTCCTTGACAGCGAGGTTAACCGCGCCCTTGGCAACGACCTGTGCATCGCCCTTGATCGACTCATCCGGATCGTAGCGCATGTTGTAGACGAACTGGCGCTGCACGATGGTCTTGAGCACGTCGCTGTCGATGTGCATCACCACCTGCCGGATGCCCTTGCCCGCGGAGCCCATCAGCATGGAGAGGCCCGACGCGGTGCGTCCTGCCCCCTGCACGTTGGTGTCGCCGTAGATATAGGCCGGGATGCCGCTGTGGTCGTCCGCCATGCGTGAGAAGCGGTCGTAGACCCCCACCAGCGTGTTGGCGTTGTCGTTGGGCTGGTTGAACCGCACTGCCGGAGCCGACGAACCCAGCGGGTCGTTCATAACCTGCCAGATTTTCCACGGCTGCAGCTGGGTGATGTCCTCGTTGGGAGGCAGACGTTCGAGGTTAACCTCGACCTGCGGCCCGGAGGCGATCGCCATGTTGTTGACCAGAGCCCGGGCTGCTGCGTTGCAGACGTTCTGGATGTCCTCGATGATCTCGGGAATGGCCTTGCCCCAGAAGGCGCCGGGCTGCTTAATGAAGCTGGTCTTGGCGTAGGGCTTCTCGCCGAGCGGGTCGTAGTTGAGCACCGCCTTGATGATATAGTTCCCCACGGTCCAGACGTTGGCGTCGTACTCGCGGTCGACGTCAGGCACTTCCTCCTCGGTCATGCCCCACTCGCGCAGCATCCGGCCGCTGATCTTGCCCCAGAACTCCAGCGTGTCGTAGACCTCGGTCGGGCGCAGCTCGGTGTGGAACTTGCGCTCCTCCTCCTCGCGTGAGTCCTTCTGCCACTCCTGCACCCATGACTGGGTGTTGCCCACTTCGAGCACCTTGCGGACGGCAGCGTCGTCGTAGCCCGGCACACCGATGAGATCGGCCAGCTGGGTGCGGGTCAGTTCGTGGTACTCGAAGATGTAGCCATCGTTGATCCGGGTGATGCCCGGCTCGGGGTAGATGTTGAACGGGCTGACCCGCTCATACTCAGGCGCAATGCGCTCGCCGGGGACGAGCTTGCTGCCCTCCCACTTGAGGTACCGCTGGCGCCGAACGATCGGCCCCTTGATGAAGGCTGCCGGGAAAGTCACGAGGTCGGTAATGAACTCGTTAAACGAGTCCGACCAGCCGCCCTGAGCGAACTGGTCCTCGATCTTGATCCGCATCTTGTCGACGCGATTCTGCGCCGCCTGCAGGATTTTGAACCGGAACTCCTGCCCGACCATCTCCTTAAGCTCGCCGATCTGGCTCTTGCTCGGAGCCTGCCCTGACGACTGGACGATCTCCATCACGCGCTCGGCGAAGGCCATCTGCAGCTCCTCCGCCTCTTTGGGCGACAGGTCTGGGATGGGTGTGGGCACGATGTCCCACGGTGGCGTGCCGTTGTCGAGCAGGATGTCCCGCAGCCAGCTCTCCGCAGCGCGGCACTTGACCTCGGTAATCATCATGAAGACTTCCGAGCCACCCTGCTCTTGGATGCGCTGGAGCTTGTCGGCCTCGTACTCACCATTGCGCTGGCGCATGGCCTTGAGCATGATGTCGGTGATGGGGTCACGCGAGATGCGCGCTGCGTCCCAGCACTCCTTGAGGTGCGCTGTCAGACCCACCATGACGGGGCTGCTCTGCCGCGCTGCGAGTTCACGCTCTGCCTGTTCGCGCTCTTGGCGCACAAGCTCATCGTTACCAACGACGCGGAGAATTGTCAGACCTGCCATAGTGAGTTCCTATTTACGGCTTCTTGCGCTTGCCAAAGTCTTTCTGCAGGCGGTGCGATCCCTTGTCCATCATGTCCAGCGCCTCCCGCGACATCTTCTTCGCGGCACCCGGCAAACCAGCTTTGTCCAGCTTGTTTGCGGTCACCATCTTCGCGTAGCCGGTGCCGAAGTTATCTTTGTTGACGGTGGTCGGCTTGCGACCGGTCTTGATTGGGGTCTTCGGTGCCATGGTGAACTCCTCAGTACATCGGGTTTTTCTTGGGGCGCGGGCTGGACTTCATGCCAGCCTTGGTGGCTTTGGCCTTAGGCTTAGCGTCCATGCGCCCGGCCTCGGCATCCTGCCGCTCACGTGCCGCAGCACCGCCCATGGCGCGAGTCAGGGTCGCATTTGCGCGTCCCGTCTCTGCGTCCATAGGGCGCGGGGACTTCTTCGGCGCCAGTGATTTCTTCTTGTCCATGACGGACCTCCCTTGCAAGTTGACAGAATATAACCCGGCTGCGCGCATCTAGCAAGAGAAACCCCTCCGGGGGTGGGCCGGAGGGGTTAGGTCGAGCAGGCAGCGGACGAGGGAGGGGAATCCGCCGGTACACTTTATGTATCATGCCCACCCTTTGGCGTCAACTCGCTTCACCTCTCGCCGCGTGTGCATCATCGCGCCACTGTCGAGACTGCCGATGTGCATCATCAGATAGCTAATCGCGTCACCGATGTGGCTGTGCTTGCCGGCATCGCCCGACTTCTCCAACCCGTCGCCGTTCTTCTTGAACCGGTAGCCGCCCATCAGAGCTGCCTTAAGCCGGATGCAGCTGGGGTCCATGAGGAACCCCGGATCACCGTCGACCTGTCGCATGAGGTAGTCGTCGACCGCGGCGATGCGCGGTGTGATGTTGTTGGTCCGGGCGGGCATGACCCTGAACCCTTCGGCCTTGATGATGTCGACCGCGGAGCGCTCGTCGGTCTGGGCTCGCTGTGTACCGGCTGGGTCAACCACGATGATGATTGGCGCCCCGGCGAACTTCTCGTAGAGCAGGGGCTTGAGCACCGTGCGCATGAACCTCTGGATGCCCATGTCGTAACTGACCGCCTCTGCGAGCACCAGCGCCCGGCCTCGTGGGTCCTGCTGTCCGATGACGGCCGCGGGCGTGAGCCCGAGGTCCATCCCCACGATAATCGGTCTCGTGCCATTGGTGATGGCTTTGAGCGGCATCTTGGCCATGTGGTAGTCCGGCCGGAAGTATTTGAACACCGGCGTGCCGGCAAGGCTAAGCCCGTACTCCCCGTCGATGAAGACCCTGACGTACTCCTCCGATCGGCCTTGGGTGTCGTAGTACCCTTCCGGCAGGTTCTCGATGTTCTCCGCGTAGGGGCTGCGCCCCGACGGCTGCTTGAACACATCCCACCCGTTGTTGTTGGGGCTGACCCCATCCTTCGGGTCGATCTTCTCCATCTGGTAGAACCACCACGTGTCCATGGTCGGCGGGTTGGTATCCGCCCACATCCCGTGCCACGTTGCCCCGCCATCCTTGGCTGAGGGGAAACGACCCACACGTTTGGACATCGCGTCCACAATATCCGGGTGGATGTCCCTGCACTCGTTGAACCACGCGAAGGTCAGTTCGAGAGAGTTGAGGTTGGCCACGTCATCCGCGTCGTCCAGCGCGCGGAACATGATCTCGCACTCCACATCGCCCACCTTGAAGAAGTAGGTCTTGGTGGTGCGCATGAAGTGACCACAGACCCCCGGAGGGAACCAGTCGAGGAAGGTTTTGATCGTGGTATCGGAGAGTTGGCGGACAGTTTCGCGGACCACAGCGCAGCGGGTCTTGCGGATGCCATTGGCATTGGGCTTTTGCTGGCTGGCACGCCGGATAATCTCAAAGCAGCAGGCCACGGACTTGCCGGAGCCGACAGGACCCATGATGACCCGCATCTTCTTGTCCGATTGCATGAACCGGGTGACCGTAGGGGTGGGTGTGTAGGAAATATCAAGCGGCATTGTAGATAATCACCGTATAGAGGGGAGACCTAGGCTTCGGCCGTGGAATTTTCATGATTCTGTAGGACTTATTGGTGTCCCGTAGGGTGGCGACGAGCGCTTGCACTGCAAATGTGCTGTCCAGCTTGCAGACCTCGATCGGATCAATCTTCTTCGACGACATCGGCGTCCTCGACCTCGGTCGGGGCGGGTTTGGCGGTCACATCCAGCGTCTGTCCACCCAAATTGATGCTGATCGTGACGCCACCGGCGTTGTTCTGACCCTCTCCGGCGGGGGTTGTGTCCAGTCCGGCCCACTTGACCGTGCTTTTGATGAGGTCGGCCTTCACCGCGGGGCTCACAATGGGGTCGTGGATGAGAATCCAGCTGGTCTTGAGCAGTTCTTCGGCCTGTGCACGCGCCTTGACCCTGAATGTGAGGCCCTTGGTGCGTACTTCCTCCCTGTAAGCCTCCACTTTCTTGAGAAAAGTGGCGTCGTTCTTGAAGGTGAGGAGGTCTGATGCCTCGAACTCGTGCCGATCCAGCAGTTCGTCGAGCTTTTCCCCGCTGCCTTCCATGAGAAGGGCGAGTTCAAAGGCGAACCGATCGGTCCATTTGGTGTGAACAGGGCTCATGTACATGGGGGGATGGTAACTCTTGGAGGCGGGGGCGGTCAATAGTGTAAAGATTTGGTTTTTTGGGCCGGGAAAATTTTTGGCAGGGGTGTTATAAAATGTTCGGGTGATGTACAGGTGTAAAGATTGGTATTTTTGGGTTGTGTTGTAAGAGGTTTACTACAATAGCGGGGGGCCGCGCGACCGCTGTCCAACCCCCCACCCCCCATGCCTGCCTGCGACCGCGCGGCGCGCGTTTTTTGTTATAAATTGTCGCAGATTTTTATAAATTAGCAGTTGACACGGCCGACAGGAAAGCGGATAAAGATCTCACCGAACAGCAAACGATCGCTGGACGGGACGGGGGAAGCCCCGGCGCTCTTTGACATCGTTAACCTGACCCTAGGCACGTAGTGCCGATGATGGGTGGCAGAAGTATCAACCTTATGCCATATGAAAGGACACACAATGGCTAAACTTTTCGAAGGTCAAGTCGCAATCGTTCCGGTCAAAGCTGGTTCGGATATATTCCGGATCACGGGGAAAGCCGACGGCAAGCACAATGCCGGCAACCCCAAAACTTTGGTCGACGCGATCAAGGGCAACAAGCTGACCATGTCCGGCTGGTCCATCTGGGCCGACGGCTTTGAAAAGCCCCTTGCGGCTGGTGCCGACGTAACTCCGGCAGTGTTCGCCAAGCTGGCCAAAGAGGCCGACATGATCGAGCTGGTTCTGGTCCGCGGCAAGTTCCCGCAGCCGAAACTCAAGTTCACCAAAGGCACCGGATCGCGGCCCGCCAAGGCCGCCGCGCCCAAGGTAGAGTTCTAAAAACAGGGCGGGCCCCACAAGGGCCCGCCTCACCTCTCACACAAGGATTGACAGAATGAAGCACGACACCAAAGCCGCGTTGCGCGATCGCCAGCTCAAGATCGACACGCACATTTCCAAGCGCGGACAGGACAACGCGCAGCGTTACCTCGCCGCTCACCACCGCAAGGTGGACTGGCAAATGATAGGCCAAGCGCTGATGGGCGTGATCGCCACCTTGCTGTTCCTCTTCTTCGCCCTGACCTAACCCTGACCCGCCCGGCTAACCACCGGGCGGGTTTTTTGTTGTCTGCTCTACACCTTTACACCTTTACACCGCCCGCATAGGTAGCGGTTGCGTGTTAAGTTTGCTCGTTACACTCGCCATACGTCGGGGGCCTGTAGCTCTAGTGTAAAGCGTCTCGTATCGAGTGCCATTTGTCGGGGGCCTATGTCTTTACACCCAGTAAGTCATTGATATTAAACAACTATCTATTTTACCTTTACACTACCTTTACACGGAATGTGTAAAATTTAGATAGTTTACATGTTTACACCAAAATGGAAAAGCCAATGAAACCAAGGGGTTAGCTTGTGTAAAGCATATCAAACCAGTGTGTAGTAGTAGTAAAGTATCTAAACTATCTATAATATACACGTTTTTTTTGAAGATACGTGACGGAAATCGTCAATCAACTCGGTTGAGTGTAAACCTTTACAATACAACCGCTCCAGTTGCGCTCTTTTAGTGGGTCTATCTTCTGAAAAATCGTAGATAGTTTAGATACACCCCAAAAAACGCTAACAAAATCAAACACTTGCACTATCCATACTGTAAAGATACTTCGCCTATCGCGCGCCCAATTCGTAGATACTTTACACAGTTCCCGCGCGGACTAACCCATTATCCGCGCGGATTAAACCTCCCTACCCTCCGAAACTTGACACGGCCAGCGGAATCGGCTAAGGTCATGGCTCAGGCCGACTCTACCTTGTAAACAGTCTGGTCCTGACAATGCTTATCAATCTTAACACACAACTATGGACCCTTATCATGGCCAACTGGACCAAACTCGCTGACCTCGCTGCTCAGGTTTACACCAAGTCCCTCACTGTCAAGCCACTTCGCCGCCCTTACATCAGTCAGGCTGATGCCGTCTATGACTACACCGTTGGTCATGAACTCGTAGTGGTCGACCAGTCTTCCCCGCTTAACAACTGCCGGATCACTGTCTGTGACCGTCACGACCTCAAGCAGCACTATGGCGTCACTCATCTTAACATCCAGTTCAACCCCGGCCTTGCTCCGGTAGAGGTGGCACTGTGATGCGGCTGGCCTTTACACCATCCAGCCCCGACTATCTCATAGTCGTCCCTGATTACCACCCAGCCTATGGTCTCGACGACACCACGAGAGCCGAAGTGCTGCGCCTCGTCAGAGTGGAGGGTGTCTCTGTCAAGGAGGCTGCCGCTCAGTTCAACGTCGGCCAGTCCACTGTCTACAAGTGGCTCTCACATTTGAAAGGACTTTGACATGCCTACCACCGTCACCGTTACGACCACCTTCGTCTCCACCGCCGTCCTCGACCCCAAGACGATACGTGTCACCATGTCAGTCATTGGCTACCTCGGCGTCAATGAGTTCTACCGCAAGGTGGACAAGGTCATCCAGTCTGACCCGACCATCCCCTACGAGACTGCCCTCTGGTCCGTGGTCAACGCCACCAACAACAGCATCAACGCTATCAAGGAGACCCTGTAATGTTCGGCTCTAACATCGTCCTGCCCCGTGGCGGCATCACTTCCTATGAGCAAGCTCTGGCTAAGTATGACAGCATCGTCCCCATCAGGGGGCGGTCCACTGACACGAGACCCCTTGGTCAGCGGCGCAATGACAACCTCACCATCCGCAAACTTGACAATGGCTCTGTCGCCATCCGGCTCTACCAGACTGACATCATCACTTACCATGACGATGGCACCATTGACCTCGAACCCTATGCTTCCAAGCTGACAGACGAGGCGGTCAACCAAGTGCTCCGCGGTGCTGTCTGGGCCAGCTACACCAACCCTGTTGGTCCTGTCCTGTGGATACGCAACAGTGCTATCAACAACACCAGCATGGGGTATCTGGTCGATGGCTGTGCCACACTGGACAAGAACCTTAACATCATCGCTGGGACCAAGCCCTTCACCCGTTACAGTGTCAACCGCAAGAAGGCTAATGCTGCCTGTGCCAAGGGCTTCGACCAGTTCAAGTTGTGGGTCCAGACCCAAGTCAGACTGGGCATTGACCCTAGACAAGGTGAGCGTTGGGGCACTGTCAGCCTGTCTAACATCGCCTTGGCTTGCCTCGATGAGCCGGATCGCTACGCTGACATTGCCCGTGGCATGTCCACTTATGTCACTGTTGACTCTCACCTCGACGCCATCCGGCGCCAAGTGCTGACCTATCACGACTGCATCGAGGAGACCGAGGTGGCCTATGTCACTGCCTACAAGCAGCTTACTGCCATCCAGTCCAGCAAGAAGCGGTGGGGGTGAGGCAAATTCCCTATGAGTCGAAACTGGGGGCAACCCCAGTCTGCCACGGATGGCTACCGTGGCACTGATGAGACAAGCCACAACACATGGAGTAATACACAATGCGTCCATCCCTTCTGTCTGACACACTTAAAGACCTCATCTCGATCAACCGCACCGTGGCTATCGAGGGGGCGCCGGGTGGTGGCAAGACCACCCTCGTTCAGTCTGTGACTGAGGCTCTCGGTCTGCACTACGTCGAGCGTCACCTGCCGACCATGCTGGTCGAGGACTTCGGCATCCCTGTCATTGGGGGCGAGACCCTGCGTTACATGATCCCCGACTGGTTCCCTGCCGTTGGCTCTCGTTACGACGACGGTCGTGGTGGTGTGCTCTGCTTCGATGATCGTAACCAAGCCCCGGCCGACATCCAGAAAGTGCTGGCTAACATCTGCCAAGCACGCAATCTCCACGGCACACCCCTTGCCAAGGGCTGGACTGTCGTCTCCACTGGTAACAGGCAGTCGGATCGTGCCGGGGCTAACCGGGTGCTGTCCCACCTCCGCAATCGTGAGACTGTCCTAGAGTTCGACACCAACCTCGATGACTGGTCGTCGTGGGCACTGACACATGGTGTCAAGTCTGAGGTCGTGGCCTTCATCCGCTTCCGTCCCGGTCTGCTCCATGACTTCGATGCCAACAAGGACCAGAACCCAACGCCTCGTTCGTGGGCTGAGGGTGTCAGTGCTGTGCTCGGTGCTGTCCCTGCTGAGGCTGAGTTCGACTGCTTCAAGGGTGCCGTTGGTGAGGGGGCTGCGGCTGAGTTCGTGGGGTTCCTCAAGATTTACCGCAAGCTGCCTAACCCTGATGCCATCCTACTCAACCCCGATGGTGCCGATGTGCCGTCCGATCCGGCCACTCTCTACGCTCTGTCTGGTGCCATCGCATCACGCATCTCTCAGGCCAACATCGACCGGGCTGTCACTTACCTGTCCCGCTGCCCGGCTGAGTTCTCAGTGCTGGCTATGTCGATGGCTGTCCGTCGTGATCCCGCCGTCACCTCGACCAAGGGCTTCATTGACTGGTCCATCAAGCATCAGTCGGTGCTGTTCTGATATGACAGGCACCTTTGCAGGGTATCTCGTCTACATCAAGGCCATCGACGGGTTCGGTGGCCTTGGCCGCATGACTGGTGAGTATATCGAGTATCGGGACAGTCGTGACTGGTCCGATCGTATGCTCTCCCTCACCGACTACCTCAAGCAACAGTTCCCTGACCAGTGGACCGCTTACCAAGCCTATCTCCGTCTCATCAACAAGGAGTAACACATGCCCACATTCAACTTCACCCTAGCCCATGACGTCAGTGTCTATGGCCACGTTGAGGTGGAAGCAGACAACCTCGCTGCCGCCGTGGAGAAAGTCCGCGCTGACCTCGATCATGGTGGCAAGTCCATATGGGACTTAGTTGATGAGATGGACTACTCCACCTCGTTCAACGCCCGGATCATCGCCACCGATGACGCGAGTGACAACTACCTGACCGGGGAAATCCCGATCAGTATCCCCGATGGCTGGACCGCCCGGTCAGCAGACGAAGTGCTGGCTGATCTCACTGCTCACCGTATCTCTTAAACAAGGACACAGACCATGACACATCTCTCTGATCGTGCACTGCTGGTGCAGCTTAACATCTCCCAGTGGACAGCACGCAAGCTGGACAAGAAGGCCACCAAGGCAGTATCCGACATCAACGGCGCTGGCTATGACGTGGGTAACTACCACAAGAAGCTGCTGCCCATGAGTGACAGCCTCGCCAACATCCACACCATGACAGGTGACATCCGCAAGGACTTCCTGACCAACACCCTGCCGTGGGGGCTGAACAACACACACATGCTGCCCACTTCCAACTACCTCAGCTTCATGACCACCTTCCGCAAGCGCAAGTCTGAGTGGGAGCAGGTGGTGAGTAAGTTCTTGGCGGACTACCCGTCCCTCCAGACCACGGCTCAGCGGTTCCTCGGCACCCTCTACAACATCGAGGACTACCCCGATGTCCGCGACCTGCGGTCTAAGTTCAGCATGGACTTGGTGGTCCTGCCTGTGCCGACTGCTGACTTCCGTGTCCAACTGGCAGACGATGAGCTTGACAGTATCAAGGCTGACCTCCAGCGCAGGGTGGAAGAAAACTCTGGCATCGCCATGCGTGATGCTTGGCAACGCCTTTACGATCGTGTTAAGCATATGGTTGAGCGTCTCTCCAAGATCGACGACCCCAAGTCTCGGTTCCATGAGAGCACGCTTGAGCACATCACAGAACTGTGTAAGCTGTTGCCTCGGTTGAATATTATGGACGACCCGAACCTCGAAGCTATGCGTTACGAGGTGGAGGCTAAGCTGGCTGGTCTGAGCAAGGATGCCGTGGTCAACGACCCGGTGCTGCGTCAGTCCAAGATCGACGAAGCCTCTGACATCATGGCCCGGATGGGCGCTTTTATGGGAGTGTGACACACATGGGATACTACAGTGACGTGGCTATAGGCATGGCCTTTGCCAATCGGGAGGCGGTCATCGCCTTCCTTGCTGAGGTCAGGCTCAACAATACGATCTCGCCTGAGGACTTGGCGCACTACAGCATCACTGAGATCGTCGATGTGATGACCCTGCTCCACGCAAGTTTCGAGAATGTCAAGTGGTATGACAACTACGATGATGTGAAGTGTCACCATGCCTTGCTTGGTGCTGCGGCTGATCGAGGTGCTGGCACTGCCTTCGTCCGTATCGGTGAGGAATACAATGACATCACGGTGGAGATTGACGGCGGGGCCAGCGACCAGCACGATCTCTGGGACTTGTATGGTGTGGACCGCAGGCTCAGAGCGGTAGACCACGGCACCTCGATCAAAGACTTTCTTAACAACACACAGGAGTAACACACATGCAGTCTCTCGACACACTCAAGACCCGCTTGGCCAAGGCCAAGACCAGCCTCATCCTTGAGCATCCCTTTGTCGGTGCTATCGCACTGGGTATGCCGCACACCTACTCTGACATCATCCCTACCGCTGCCACCAATGGCAAGCGTGTGCTATACAACCCGGAGTTTGTCTCCGGCCTGTCTGATGAGGAGCTTAAGTTCCTCGTGGCTCATGAGTGCATGCACCCCATGCTGGAGCACAACTTCCGCCGTCAGTCCCGTGACCCTAAGCGTTGGAACAAGGCCGCTGACTACGTCATCAACCAACTGCTGACCGACGAGGGCATTGGTAAGTTCATCGAGGGTGGCTGCCTCAACAAGGCGCTCTATGACGCAGGTCAGGGTGTCAGTGAGCACATCTACACCTTGCTGCCCGAGAGTGATGGCGAGGGTGGCGGCGGTGACATGGGTGGCACTGGCCAAGACCTTGAGGATGGTGAGGGCACTGCCTCTGACCAAGCCCAAGAGGCTGCCGAGTGGAAGGTCAAGGTGGCACAGGCTGCACAGGCTGCCAAGATGATGGGCAAACTGTCGGCTGGCATGGCCCGGCTTGTGGACAGAATCCTCAATCCAACGGTTGACTGGCGCGAGGTGCTCCAGAAGTTCGTGGTCAAGCACAAGACTGACGAGCGCAGCTTCGCCCGGCCCAACCGTAGGTTCCTGTCTCAGGGTTTCTACATGCCGAGCCGGACGGGTGAGCGCATGGGTCCGATCGCTTTCCTCGTGGACTGCTCCGGCTCCATTGGTGATGACATCCTTGCACAGATGGCTGCCGAGGTTCGCACTGTCCATGAGGACTTGCGTCCTGAGAAGCTGCATGTGGTCTACTTCGATGCCGTGGTCACCCACTACGACTGCTTCCTGCCTGATGACACTGTGTCCATCAGCTTCCACGGTGGTGGCGGCACTGATGTGCGTGCTGCCTTCGACTTCCTCGATGCAGAGGGTCATGCTGACAACCTCGCCTGCACCATCGTGCTGACTGATGGCTACACCCCCTACCCTGACGACTGCACCACCCCGGTTATCTGGGCCATGACCACTGACATGACGGCTCCCTTCGGTGAGCACTGCCGGGTGCGTGTGTGATGGTGGACTTTCCCGAAGGCTATGGGTTCGAGCCGGGTGGCAAGGCCAAGCTGATGCAGGAGAGCTTCGCGGTGGACATCGGGGTGTTCGTTCGGAAGGTCAACGAGTGGGATGTCAAGTCGCGCCGTCGCTCACCCTACCGTTTCGCCGCTATTGGTTTCATCAGAAAGGAGAACAACGACACACCAATTCGTGGTATACTGTTCGGGGACCTGCCCGGGGGCCGTCCCAGCGACGCACCACCACCTATTGAAGGAACACTGCAACAGGTGGTGACTGCATTGTGCACGCTCCACCGTATGAGAGGACACATGAAGTGATACCAACTGAACTCTTTGTATCGTGGGTGGCGCTGGTCATCGCCGCCGCATGGATCATCCACCAGTGGCAGGAACTCAGGGATCGTGACGACATCCTTGAGCAAACAGAGACTGCACTGGAGGCAGCGGACAAGACACTCGAACTGTATCAGAACATCCTACGGGATGTAGCTATTGGACATGCAACTCTGGAGGTAACCAACGATGGTCGCATCATCGCAACGCACTGCTCTGCTGGAAAAGTATCGCTTCATTAACGTCGAGTATAACGATTGGTGGGACTGTGTTGAGTCTGACTTCATCGAGGACATGAAGCAGGTCGGCATCCAAGTGGACAAGACATACTTCTCCGGCTTCTGGTCACAGGGTGACGGCGCCTGCTTCGTCGGCTCCTTGGACAACGCCCTGACCTACCTCAACCACCACCACGTGGATCAGTTCCCCATGCTTCGCAAGCTGATCGAGATGGGCGGCGCTGTCTGGGCCACCAGTGACCATCGCGGTCGTTACTACCACTCCAGCAGCGTCAGCATCAACGCTGAGTGCGAAGCGTTCTGGCAGTGTGCGAACCCCAAGTCTGAGTTGCAAGAGGCTGTCATCCAACGCTGGGATGACATGGTGGACAAGGAGATCGTGGACTTCGAGGCAGCACTGGCTGAGCAGTGGCGCACTTACATGAACGATCTCTACACCAAGCTGGAGGAGGAGCACGACTACCTCACCAGCGACGATGGTGTGTGGGATACGCTGGTAGCAAACGATCTTATTGAAGAAGTAGAGGAGGAGGATGCGTAATGGGTGCTGACATACACATCGTGGTCGAGCGCAAGTATGGGGACAAGTGGATCGGTGTCCGCACTGATGGCGGCATCCCGAAGCTCTCTTACAACGAGCCGGGCTGGGACTACCACGCTCCGGCGGTGGGCGATCGTGACTATGCCTTCTTTGCCAGACTGGCTGGGGTGCGGGGTGATGGCCCTGAACCTGTGGGCCTACCTGATGACGCCTCTGACCTGAGCGTTGCGCTGTCCGAAGGCTGGGGTGTTGATGCACACAGCCACTCGTGGCTGCCACTTGAGGAGTTCGCCATGTGCTGGTGCGCTGACAACTCGGAGTTCATTGCTACCATGACAAGAGAACGTCTGGAAGGTGAGGACACAAGCTACTTCCGCCTTCTGTATAAGGCTTCGATCAACGTCTACGACGGCGATGCTGACACTGCGGACTATCGCGTGGTGTTCTGGTTCGACAACTAATCACATCAAGGAGATACACAATGGAACACGCATACCCCCACCTCGTCCCGGTCGAGACCGCTTTGGTCATCGCCAATGTGCTGCCCTCAGGGTCAGCGTTCGGTGTCCGCATGGACAACGGAGAGAACTGCTACATCCCGGTCAACGTCGCCACGACAACGCAGGTGTCAGTCGGCATGGAGGTCACCGCCAAGCTGGTGCCCAACCGCTTCCCTGACAAGGCAGAACGCACGCCTTGGCTGACTGTGTTCCTGTCTCGCAACCCCACCCCTGTTAAGACATCAGTGCCTGTGCAGTATGCCATGCCCTTCGACCAGTTCGACATCGAGCCCTCGGTTCCGGCGGAGCCGACGATGGCGGACCGGGTGCGGAGCACCATGCGTAAGGGTGGGGTATGGACAGTGTCGTCCCTCTACTCAGAGCTTGTGCCCGGTAAGGTCCGGACCGAGGGCCTGACAGAATACAGTTCCATCTCGGCTGCTGTCCGGGCGATGTATGCCAAGGGTGAGTGTGCCAAGTTCCAACTGTGGCGGACCTCTGACCAGAGCAAGCCGAGCCGGGAGTGGTTCACCTGTCACCCTGACCGGGCTGACGTTGATGAGTGGGAGGGGCAGTGATGCCTGTCTATCGACTGACTGTCTCGGTCCGCACGCTGGACCACATCGAGCCTGACGCAATGGCCAACTACGTGGCAGACGCAGTAAGCAGTTGGGGTGGGCAGTTCCACCCCGACGACCCCCTGTTCTCAGCGCATGTCAGGAGCAAGGCCACATGCCGGGGGGTCACCATGCAAGACGCAGACTACGACACATTCTTGGAGGATAACTGATGTTTAGAACCAAACAATCTGACGTTCCGTTTCTGCGGGACATGAAGTCCACCGCTGCCAGTGCCGTCATGGTGATGGATGGTATCCGGGCGCTGCCATCGAGGCCGGCGTGCAACTCTGTCTACACAGCACTGGCTGACAAGGATGACCTGAGTGCCGAGGACCTTGAGGTATTGGCCAACCGCATCGGGCGGCTTGCATGGGAGAGGGCACGAGCATGACTGAGTATCACGACCACAGAGATGACTGTCCCTTCAAGTTTGCCACGCTAGACGTATGTGACTGCGTGGAAAAGAACATGCTGGACCGCATCGAAGCCCTGACCGAACAACTCGCCGCCGCACGTCAGGACGCCAAGTTTGCGGAGGATGAGTTGGAAATGCAGGAGCAAGAAGCCTGCATGATGGAGAACGACTACCTCAAACTTGAGAAAGAGCGGGACGCCCTCGAAGCCAAGCTGGCGCAGGCAGTGGATTGGTTCGAGACCATCCGCGACCGGGCCAAGGGCGACTACATGGCCCACACCTACTACCTCGACGCCATTGCTGCGCTTGCGACAATCAAAAGGAGAGAGCCATGACCCCCTATGAACGAAACGTGCTGAGAGAGATTGCCGAGCCGGGTTCTGGTAAGGACTTGCGCTGGGGCGCTGCGATGGGGGAAACCCTTGAGTGGTTGCAGGGCCAAGGCTACGTCACCAGAGGGTCGCGCCCCCAGATCACAGGCAAAGGCCGAGAGGCGCTGAAAGGAGCGAGCCATGAGTGACCGTTACGGGAACAGACGTGTCTCTAAAATGCTGACTGAGTGGAACCGCTTGCGAGAAGCTGTTCGTGAAGGGAATATCGAGGGCATCCAACACGCCTTCGATGCCTGCGAGGAGTGGATCGACTTCGCCTTCGGGAAGAACAAGGGAGAGAGCCGTGACTGACATCCGCATCTTCAAGGGCGACGGCAAGAGGGCCGAGGACGTGACGGGGGAACTGGGCGACCGCATCAAAGCCCTGATCTATGAATATAGCGGACGAATGCCCCTCGCCGCTGCCGTTGGTGTCCTGCATCTTGTGGCTTACGAGATCACAAGGGACAGCGACTGATGAGCAGAGCACCTAGCGACACTAGCCCCGGTGCCAGTGCACTGCGTGCGGCGGGCTATGTCCGGGTGCCGGGTGGCATGTGGGCCACCCAAGAACAACTCGACCTCATCATGTATATGCTGAGGCAGAACCTACCGGAAATAAACAAGATCAAGGAGAGAGCCTATGAATGGCCGCAAAAAGATTACCCGTGACATGATCGAAGCAGCACGGGACAAGGGGTGGAACGCAACCCAAACCTCCCGGCACTATGGCATGCACCGCAAGTCCATCGACGCCGCAGCCGAACGCTTCGGGATTGCCCTACCTCTGGGTATGACATGGGCACCGCCGCCCAAGCCGAAGCCCATCGTGGTGTGGACTGACGAGATCGAGGACAAGCCCAAGGTCAAGCTGTCAGCCGGGACGGCCGCTGTCGAAAGAGCACTGGCCAAGCTGGCCGCAGAAAAGAAATCGCGGTTGCAGGCCACCACCTGACCCGCTACCAATGTCGTGAGGGGCGCAGCGAAACCTGCGGTTTTGTGTTGGTCGAAGATCAGACTGCGCTACGGCTTATCATCCACCAGCGCCCCTCACGATCCCCACTGGAGGATCGAATGACCAAGCCCCCACTCGAAGAAGGCGTCAAGTTCGACGGCGACAAGCTGCGCTTCGACCTGATCCCACCTGAACTGCTAGAAGAAACAGCACGAGTGTTGACTTACGGTGCTGTTAAGTATAGTGAACGTAACTGGGAGAAGGGTATGGCGTGGCACCGTCCATTCGGTGCACTCATGCGACATATGTGGGCGTGGTGGCGTGGTCAAGATAACGATCCGGAGACGGGGTATTCACACCTCGCACACGCAGCATGTTGCATTGCGTTTCTTATTTCATACGAGCGCCGTGCAATAGGGACAGACGACAGGCATAAGACAGGGTGAGACAGGATGAATCCAGATGACATGAAGGACGCGGTACGGTCGTATATGAGCATACCATATGCGGATGTACGCATACGCGAAGACACAGCTAGTATGAGCCATATTGTATCAGCAGAGCTGGACAGTAGGATCGCGTCGCAAGTAGCGAAGTATGCGCTCGACGAGCTGGCAGCTAAGAGCAACATGTCCGCCAATGGGCTGGTGCAGATGTTGCAGTTCCTATCAGAAGATCATGAGACGCAGATGAGATACACAGCGTGGCGTACAGCGCGGCGCCTTAGGGGGGATGTGGTGTGATGGACATTGTAACCATCGACTTCGAGACTTTCTACGACAGGGAATACTCGCTGTCCAAGATCACAACGGAAGCCTACGTCAGGTCTGACCTGTTCGAGGTGATCGGGGTGGGTGTCAAGGTCAACGACGGGCCCGTAGATACCTACAGTGGTGACAACGTGGGCAGGTTCCTCAAGTCACTGGACTACAGCGACAAGGCCATCCTCTGCCACAACACCATGTTCGACGGGGCTATCCTCTCGTGGCACTACGGCATCAAGCCCAAGCTGTGGTTGGACACGCTATCTATGGCGCGTCCTCTGCATCAGGCGACGGTGGGCGGCAGCCTCAAGGCACTGGCTCAGCACTACGGGCTGGGGGCCAAGGGCGAGGAAGTTATCCAAGCACTGGGCAAACGCCGCAGGCACTTCTCCCCAGCAGAGCTGGCTGCGTACATGAAGTACTGTGCCAACGACATCGAGCTGACCTACCAGCTGTTCAAGAAGCTGCGTAAGGGGTTCCCTGTCTCAGAGATGCGCGTCATCGACACCGCCATCCGGATGTACACCGAGCCGACAGTGGAGTTGGACGAGGACAAGCTGGCTGCGCACCTCGTCGTGGTGCAGGCAGAGAAGCAGGCACTGCTCGACACCCTCGGTGGCAAGGGCAAAGAGTACATCATGTCGAACGACAAGTTCGCCAAGCTGCTGCGCAAGCGTGGGGTGGAGCCACCGACCAAGATCAGCGGGACCACGGGCAAGGAGACTTACGCCTTCGCCAAGACCGACCTCGCCTTCACTGCACTGCAAGATCACCACGACCCCATCGTCCAGACGCTGGTGGCCGCACGGCTGGGGCTCAAGTCCACTCTGGAGGAGACGCGCACAGCATCTCTGCTGGGGGTGCAGTCACGTGGTCGGCTGCCCATCATGCTCAACTACTATGGTGCCCACACTGGCCGCTTCTCTGGTGGGGACAAGCTCAACCTACAGAACCTGCCTCGTGGTGGTGTGCTGCGCCATGCCCTCCGGGCACCCGAGGGATACAAGATCATCAGCTGTGACAGCAGCCAGATCGAAGCCCGCATGGTGGCCTACCTTGCCGGGCAGGCTGACCTTGTGCAGTGGTTCCGTGAGGGCCGGGACGTTTACTCAGAGTTTGCCACGACGTTCTACGGTCGCAAGATCACCAAGGCCGACATGCTGGAGCGTCACGTGGGCAAGGCAGCCATCCTTGGGCTGGGCTACGGCATGTCGGCTGATAAGTTTGGGCTGACGCTCAAGCGTGGCAAGCCACCCGTCAACCTGCCGGAGGAGGACATCGAGCGTCTGGTTCGCACCTACCGCACGGGTTACCATCAGATCGTCAAGCTCTGGGGTGAGTGTGGCTACGCCCTGTCCAGCATGGTGGCTGGGCGCAAGGGGCGGATCGGTAACATCCTGACTTACGATGCTGATGGTGTCCTCCTGCCCAACGGGATGAAGCTGCGCTACCACGGCCTGTCGGCCACCGATCGGCAGTTCACCTACATCCAAGACCGCCGCATGTTTGATAGCACTGGCACGCATCGTTGTGGCAGAGCAGATGCTGGCGATCCGAGACGCTGGCTACCACGTCGCCTTCCAAGTGCATGACGAGAACGTCTGCGTAGTGCCTGAGGATAAGGCTGAGCAGGCAGAGAAGGACATCGTCGAGATCATGTCCACCGCCCCGACTTGGGCACCCGACTTGCCCGTGGCCTGCGAGGCAGGCACGGCTGACAACTATGGAGACACGTGATGACTACCTTACCCACCTTCCAACCAATGGACACTGCACCCGAGGCCACTCGGGAGAACCCAGTGGTCCTCTACTACCAGCATGCCGGAGTCGTACCGTTCGCGGAGCGTAGTGGCAAAGGCTGGGGCTATCGCGCCAGACAATGGCGCGCGGATGACCCAGATGTACTGAACTTTGTTCTTGAGAAACCCCTCGGGTGGATGCCCATGGAGACACGTAATGACTAAACTCGCTCACTCGTACACTGCCCTCAAGATGTGCCCTCAAGATGTATGAGAACTGCCCCAAGAGGTACTACCACCAGCGCATCACCAAGGAAGTGGTGGACCAGCCGGGCACGGCGACAGTGTACGGTGAGCGGGTGCACAAGCAGCTGGAGGAATACCTCAAGGCTCCGGCTGTTGGCCTGCCCGAGGAGACGGCTGCGCTCAAGCCACTGTGCGATCAGGTTAAGGCAGGTGCCGACGGCGGCGGGATGCTGCTCGTCGAGCAGGAGTACACCCTGACCAGTGACCTGCAACCCACCAGCTGGTTTGCCAAGGACGCATGGCTGCGCTTCAAGCTCGACGTTCTCGTGATCCGCGGCAACTCCACGGCTGTGGTGGTGGACTGGAAGACAGGCAAGCGCCGCCCTGACTTCGACCAGCTGGAGATGTTCGCCCTCGCTGTGTTCAGCTTCTGGCCGTCGATCACCAAGGTCTCCTCCATGTTTGTGTGGACCAAGGAGAACGCCATCGACAAGGAGATGTACCGGGTCGAGCACAAGGACGAGATGTGGACGCGACTGATGACGCGCATCAATCGGGTGGAGAAGTCTTTGGAGACTGACAACTGGCCGGCCAAGCCCAGTGGGCTGTGCAAATTCTGCCCGTGCAAGGGCTTCTGTGAATTTGCGAGTTGACGATGGCCACTCCAGAGGGCAAGATCAAGACAGCGTTAGACCGGATGTTGAAGGCTGAGCGGGTGTGGTTTTACCCCCCGCAGGCCGGACCATTTGGTAGTGCAGGCATCCCCGACCGAGTTGCGGTCGTGGAAGGTTTGTTCTTGGGTATCGAGTGTAAAGCTGACGCCACCAAAAAGCCCACCGCCTTGCAGATAAAGTGCATGGCGGACATCGAAGCTGCGGGTGGCAAGTGTTTCGTGGTCTATGACAAGGCCACAATCGAGCAGGTAAGGGAGTGGATACATGCTTGTCGTCGAGTCCGCGAGGGCCGTGGCCCTCAAACTGAGTGACCCACACCGGGTCTTAGAGTGCATACCCAAGGCGAGGCAGCTGCCGTCTGACCCACGCATCGTCGTGATACCCCACCGGGTGAAGGAGATGCAGCGCCTCAAGGAACTGGGGTTCAACCCGCCGTCGCCCATTGCCTACCAGTACGATTGGCCCGGGCGCTTCACGCCATACGAACACCAGAAGTCCACGGCTGAGTTCCTTACACTGAACAAGCGTTGCCTAGTGTTGAACTCGATCGGGACAGGCAAGACTGTCAGCGCCCTGTGGGCTGCCGACTACCTGATGAACATGGGTCTCATCAAGAAGGTGCTGATCCTGTCGCCCCTGTCCACCCTTGAGCGGGTGTGGGGTGACGCTGTGTTCAAGGAGCTGTACCACCGCAAGTCGGTGACCCTCTATGGTGACGCCAAGCGTAGGCTTAAGCTGCTCAACACCGAGGCGGACTTCTACATCATCAACCACGATGGCTTCCCCATCATCGCCAAGGAAGCACTGGACATGTTCGACCTTGTCATCATCGACGAGGCAGCGGTCTACCGGAACCCATCGACCCGGCGCTTCAAGCAGTTCTATCGCTGGCTGCAGGTGCAGCCGCACATGAACCTGTGGCTGATGACGGGCACACCCACCCCGAACGAACCCACCGATGCGTGGGCACTGGCTAAGCTGGTGAACAGCCCGCACATGAGCAAGAGCTACACCGGCTTCCGTGAGCAGGTCATGATGAAGATGGGCCAGTGGAAGTTTGTCCCCCGCCCTGAGAGCGTGGACGTTGTGAAGCACGTGCTCCAGCCATCCATCCGCTTCACCCGGGAGGAGTGTCTTGACCTGCCAGACACTGTGACCCAGACCCGCAAGGTGCCACTGACACCCGAGCAGGCCAAGCACTTCAAGCAGATGGTCAAGCAGCTGGTCACCGAGGTGGCAGGCGGCACGATCACTGCTGTTAACGAAGCAGTAAAGGCGCAGAAGCTGATCCAGATCGCACTGGGTGTAGCTTACGGGGAGAATGGAGAGCTGCTCGAACTGGACTGTGGTCCACGGATCAGCGCCGTGAAGGAAGTCATCGAGGAAGCAGGCGAGAAGGTTATTCTTTTCGTCCCCTTGACAGGCACTCTGCGGATGCTGGAGCGCGAACTGTCCAAGGACTGGACGGTGGGCGTGGTCAACGGTGAGGTGTCGTCTGCCAAGCGCAATGACATCTTCCACAACTTCCAGAACGCCCGCGACCCTCGCGTACTAATTGCACATCCTGCGACAATGGCGCATGGATTGACCTTGACAGCGGCGTCAACCGTTGTATGGTATGGTCCGATCACTAGTAATGAACAGTATGTTCAGGCCAACGGTCGTGTCGAACGTATCGGCAAGAAGCACGTGTCGAACGTCGTACACATTGAAGCAACTGAGGTGGAGCATCGCATCTATGAACGTCTGCAGAATAAGCAGAAGTTACAGGGTGTGTTGCTAGACCTGATAGCCCAGATGGGAAAGGAATAACATGTCGTTTAGCATCGAGAAGGACGTTCCGCTGCCGGAGAAGAACGTGCGCTGGAAGTACCCGTTCGACCAGATGGAAGTTGGTGACAGCTTCTTCGTCGTGAACAAGGACACCACGCAGATGTCTGCGCTGTGCAAGCGGGCAGGCAAGCGGCTCGAAGCACGGTTCGTCACTGCCAAGGTGGACAAGGATGGGGCGCAGGGCGTCCGGGTGTGGAGGATGGAATGAGCTTTACGGTCGAGCAGGTGGTGGAGACCTATCTCAAACTGCGGAGGAAGAAGGAGGCAGTTGAGAACGAGACCAAGGAGAAGGTCGCTGAACTCAAGGCCAAGATGTCCAAGCTGGAAGCGTGGCTGATGCAGAAGGCTGACGACGAGGGTGTTACCTCGTTCAAGACTTCGGCTGGCACGGCCTTCGTGACCAGCACTGACTTCGCCAACGTGGCGGACTGGGATGCTGTGCTGACCTTCATCAAGAACCATGACGCGTTCGACATGCTGGAGAAGCGTGTGTCCAAAACCGCGGTCCGGTCTCACATGGATGAGACTGGCGAAGTGCCACCCGGTATTACCTATGGCACCAAGCTGGGCGTCAACATCCGCAAGGCGTCAGGGGGTGACGAATGAGGTGGCTTCGCAGAATGGTGCGCCGCTGGCTGGAAGGGCCCATGCCAGAAGTAACCATTGGGCGTGGTGGCGCGGAGCACATGTGCCTCCACATGCTTAGCTCTGCGGAGAACCCGGCGACGCACGTCGTGACGCCGATCCGCAATGGCTTCCTCGTCAGCACCCGCAGCTACAACCCCAATGGTCCGGACAAAGTCGACGCAGTCTACGCAGCAAGCGCAGACGAACTCGGGCCCCTGCTCGTCGCCGAAATGGCGGCGCGGCGTCTCACCAAGTAACGCTCAGAGAGGACAACATGAGCAACATCGTACCTTCCAACATCCAAATCCCGGCACACCTCGCACGTGTGGTGGGTCAACCCTCTGCTCTGTCGGCCGCTCTGGCCGGTGGTCTGGCAGGTGGCGCGGAGTTCCCGCGCATCTCCATCAAGGGCAGCCGCTTCCGCATCATCGAGGGCGGTGCCGAGACTGTGCTTGAGGACACCAAGCTGTCGGTCATAATCGTGGGTGCTAACCCCGGCAAGTCGAAAACCTACTACGCCAAGCAGTGGACCCCGGACAGTGAGCCTGTGTCGCCTGACTGCTACTCGCTGGACGGCATCCGCCCGCATGGTGAGAGCACCGACCCGCAGAATGACACCTGCGCTGGCTGCCCGATGAACGCATGGGGTTCCAAGATCACCCCGATGGGCACGCAGGTCAAAGCCTGCGCTGACCACAAGCGTCTGGCTGTCGTGGCGTCCAACGACCCCGAAGGTCCGATCTACCTGCTGCAAGTCCCGGCTTCTGCGCTCAAGGGTCTGGGTGCCTACCAGAAGGAACTGCAGATGCGGGGCATCCCGGTCGAGGCAGTCAAGACCGTGGTCACGTTCGACACTGACGCCAGCTACCCCAAGCTGGTGTTCAAATACGGCGGCTTCCTCGACGAGGGTGAGTACGCTGCGGTCGAAGGGCTGTTCGGTTCAGACAAGGTGATGGAGATTACTGGCGAGAAAGAAAGCGCCGCTGAGCCCAAGGCCGAAGCCAAGCCGAAGGCTGCCGCCAAGCCCGCCGCTGTCGCTGCCAAGCCGAAGCCCGCTCCGGTCGAGGAAGAAGAAGCCCCGGCACCCAAGCGTGGGTTCGGTGCGAAGGCTGCACCCGTCGAGGAGGAGGAGGAAGCTCCGGCCCCCAAGCCGAAGGCTGCTGCTCCCAAGGCCGCTGCTCCCAAGGTGGAGAAGGCTGGCACTGGCTCCCTCGCCGACGAGATCGCCAACCTGATGTCGGACATGGACGATGACGACTGAGCAGAAGCGGATCACGTTCGAGAAGATCGACGCGCTCCGTAGGCACATGCTGCTCACGCACACCCAGATGGCAAGGTTACTCGGGGTATCCCGGGTAACCTACTACAACTGGAAGAAAGAGGGCCACCCTGCCGAGCGCAACGCCACGAAAACGCGGGCTATCCTAAAGGACATGCTCCGTGTTATGACAGAACACGAGTGGCCGGCACCGGCCATCGTGGCGATGGATCAGGACGACAGACTGATTGCATTGCAGAAGTTGCTTCTCGTAAAATAAAGGTGGGGGGTGTCGAGCCCCCCACACACCGAGCAGGGTAGGGACATGGACACAGCAGAGTTCTTGGGCAGGGTGCTGCCCGACGAAGGGTATTACGTAGCGACAGTTATCAACCCGGACAAACGCGCGCAGAAGTCTTACGAGACCATAGACGCGCTGTCCGGCGCGGTCATCCGGATCGACATTGCTGGTGGTAACGTGTACTACGCAATGTCCTCGTTCATCGAGGCGGGCAATCGCAAGCAGGTGAACGTCAAGCAGACCAAAGCTCTGTTCATTGACATCGACTGTGGCGAGGACAAGCCCTTCGCCGACCAGCGCGAGGGCGCCAAGGCCCTCAAGACATTCCTCAAAGCCAGTGGCTTGCCGCCACCCATGGTGGTCAACTCAGGCCGTGGTCTCCACGTGTACTGGCCGTTGACCGAGGCGCTTGCGCCCGCAGACTGGCAGCCTCTGGCTGATGCACTCAAGGAGTGCGCAAAGCAGCATGGCTTCGAGATCGACCCGGCGGTGACCGCCGACAGCGCCCGAGTGCTGCGCCCCGTGGGTACTCACAACCCTAAGAACGGGGCGGAAGTGACGCTCATCAAGGACGCACCCGACAACGACCCCGACGATTTGCGTCAAGTCTTGCTCCCCTACATCACAAAGCAGCGCCTGCTAGGCGGCACTCCCCGCGGCTTCGCTGCGCAGGTCAAGCCTGTGTCGAGCATCACGGGAGCGCTTGCGTCCGGGCAGGAGTACGAGCCTGCCGTTGCGGGCAACATCATCGAGGGCTGCGCACAGGTGCGCTGGGCTGCCAATAACCAAAAGGATGTGGAGGAGCCGTTCTGGTACGCGCTGCTTGGCATCGCTGCCTTCTGCGACGATCCGGAAGGGACGGCTGTTGCGTGGTCAGACCAGCACCCGGACTACGACTATAGTCGTACTGTCCTCAAGGTGGAGCAGTGGAGAGGCAAGGCCACGGGGCCAACCACCTGTGCTAAGTTCAAGGACCTGCGTTCGGCTGGCTGCAACAAGTGCCCCTTCGCTGGCAAGATCACGTCGCCCTGTCAGATCGGACGCAAGCTGACTGAGGCCGAAGGCCCAGCCGAGGATGCGCTTGACGAAGTGGCACACGAAGTGCCCATGCCTCCGGGCTTCAAGCGTGTGGCCAAGGGCGGCATCGCCCAGACCATCGACGACACTGACATCATGGTCGTGCCGTTCGACCTGTACCCTGTAAGCTACGGCAAGGATGAAGCCCTTGGCTACGAGGTGGTCCGCTACCACTGGAAGCGCCCGCACAAAGGCTGGCAGGAACTCAAGTTCAGACAAGCCTACCTCGCCGACGGGAACCGCGAGTTCCCCACAGCCATCGCTGACCAAGGTATCGTGCTGCCCTTCAAGGGTATAACCGAGAGGTTTCAATTCATGCTCCGCTCCTACATGGACGAACTGCGCAGGCTCAAAACAACCACCAACCTCTACACCACGCTGGGGTGGAAGGAGGAGAACTCCCTGTTCGTGCTCGGCGACAAGCAAGTCCGTAAGGACGAGCAAGGCCAGACCGTGGTCGAGGATGTCGTGCTATCCTCTGCGGTGCAGCGCATCGGCACTGGGATGTATGGCTCCAAGGGTGACCACGAGAAGTGGATCAAGATCACCAAGCTCATGGAAGCTGCCGGGCTCAAGGCCCACATCTTCGCTATGGGTGTGTCCATGTCCGCCCCGCTCTACCAGTTCACCGGGCTCAAGGGTGCAGTGCTCTCGCTCTACGGGCCGACGGGCAGCGGCAAGTCGCTGGCACAGCTGGCGATGCAGTCCATCTGGGGCGACCCTGTCGAGTTGCACTTCCAGTCTAAGTACACACAGAACGCGCTGTTCACCCGCCTGTCGTTCCTGAACAACCTGCCCATGACGATCGACGAAACCACCATGATGCCCGATAAAGAGGTCGGTGACTTCATCTACGGTGTGACGCAGGGCCGGGACAAGAGCCGCCTCAATGCCCGGGTGGAGGAGCGTGACCCAAAGACATGGGCTACGCCTGTGACCCTGTCAACCAACCGCCCCATGGGCGGCAAGCTGCTGGCTGGTAACTTCGAGACTGACGCGCAGATGGCCCGGATGCTGGAGCTTTCGTTGGAGAGTTCGGACATCTTCACCAAGAGCACGGATGTGGGGCGCAAGTTCTACAACACCATCACCCGCAACTACGGGCACGTCGGCCTGCTGATCCTCATGTGGCTGGTGGCTATGGGCGAGGCTGCGGTTACCAAGATGATCGCCGACCACATGGTCGCCTTCGAGCAGAAGTACAAGGTTCGGTTCAGCGGCGAGGAGCGGTACTGGGAAGTCATGATCGTGCTATCCGATCTGATGAACATGATCGCCGTGCAGAATGGCTGGGTGGACTACGACTACACCAAGGCCACTGAGTTCGCACTGGAGCAGGCTGGCATGATCCGCCGCAGCATCAGCGCCGCCAAGCTGGATGAGTTCGATCTGCTGGGTGAGTACCTCAACGAGATGCGTGCTGCCACTGTTCTCGTCTCCCACATCGACGGCCACGATCTGCCGATCTACGATCCCAGCAGGCTGCCACGCGCAGAGGTCCGGGTGCGGTTCGACCTGCACCGCAAGGCCACCAATGCCAAGAACGATCGGGGCATCCTGCTCGTGGACCGCACTCACTTCCGTCAGTGGATGGCCAGCCGTGGTGGGGACTGGAAGAAGTTTAGCGACGTGCTCGTGTCGGAAAGCATCGACGCCACCCCTACATCCAAGAAGGCCATCCTTGGCCGGGGCATCCCAGAACTGCGGCTCCCCCAGACCTACGTGGTTGGCATCAACCTTGCGCACGACCGGCTCCACACTCTCTTGGAGAATGAGGATAACCGGCCGGAGAGCATGACGCTGGGTCAGCTGCGGGCAGTGCCCTAGTCGTACATCACCAGTTCGCCAATGAGATCGACGGCTTCTTGGTTGGCCTTACCGGCCGACTTTAGGAAGCGCTCCTTGGCGGACATGGTTGCCTGCTTCTTGAGGCGCTGGTAGTTCTTCTCGAAGTTCCTGATTTCCAGCAGCGTGCCAGCGGTCTCCGCGTTCCACTCTCTGACCGTGCGCCGGATGGAGGCAGCTGCCTCCCGGTCCCCGGCCAACTCGGCCTTGAGCAAGCTAGTGCGGAACTTAGCTACCACCTGCTTCTGGTAGTTCGTTTCGCGCTTGGCAAGACGGATCAGTTCGTACTGCGCAGCGACCGAGGCAGGCGTGAAGCCCAGCACGCGCGAGACCAGCATGGAAGTGGTGAGGTCTTCGTCGATGACATAGCCCCGCTTGTCCACGACAGCACCAGCGGAGGTGTACGCAGCAGCGTCACCAAGGGCGCGGAGCAGGGTGATCGGACCCTCGCGGGCAGCATCCACAAACGTGGCGGTCTCGGAGAATGGAGCGGCTACAGCCTGAGAGCCACCCTTGGCGACGCCCTCAAGGAAGCCCCAAGCAGGACCAGCCACTTCTTTGAACGTCTGGTAGGGGTCTTGGCCGGGCAGGAAGGCCCCGCTACCGGGGATGAAATCACCCGCAGAGAAGCGACCAGCGACGTCCGTACCCAGCCAGTTGCTCATGAACCCGTTGAGCACGAAGGGCGATGCGCCCGGGAACACCTCGTCGATCAGGCGTGCGGCTTCCAGACGGATGCTGCCAATGGAGCTACCCGATCTCTGGAGGATGGTGTCGATCAAGTCCTCGCCGTCTTCGGCAAACGGCAGACCAGCAAGGCCGGACAGGGCAAGCAGCGGGATGGCCATCGCCGCTTTGCCACCGAGGCTCAGACGGCTGAACGTCTGGATCGTAGTCGTCGGCCAGACCCGGTACATGTAGAGGAAGGACTGGAACCCAGAGCGCCACGCAGCCGGACGGTTGATGACCTTGTAGTCACCGAGCGTTAGGTTCACGCCCTCGGCAGCGAAGTCCGTGGCGATCCGGTGGATTTTCTTGTAGTCCTCGGCGCTCAGCTTGTCGGCTGTCACACCCTTGCGTGCCAGCTGCCGCTCCCACTCCACACGGAAGGCAGCAAGAGCCGCGGCACGGCGGGTCGATTGTTCAGAGGACAGGTAGAAGAACATCCACTTGTCCAGCACCTGACGGACCGCCGGGTTGGTGGTGTAGTTGCGTGCGTAGCCAAGCAGGTTGTTTGCCTGCGCAGGAGTGAGCACCCCGCTCAGGGTTTCGTTGGCGATGAACTCCGCCTCAGCTTTGGACACACCATCATGCTTGGTCAGGCCAGTGGCGACCTGACTCCAGTACTCTGCGGTGTGCATCTCCATAGATTGCTTGGTGAAAGACACACCACCAGCGCCGCCCACGTCAGACATCGCCCGGAGGTACTGGGTGTAGGCGTTTGTGAAGCCGGCCCCACCACCAAAGCCGGTCTTTCCGTTGATCGACCCGAGCCAAGGGATGAAGTTCGTGAAGGGGCCGACGTTGTTCATGATAGGCTGGGCCAGCGAACCGCCAAGCTGCGCGGCAGAAATCCACCGGCGCAGGAAGGACGCAACAGGGCCAGAGCCCCAGTCGGATTCGTTGACGTCGCGGTTGCCGTTGATGAAGGTCAGCAGGCTGTGGCCTTCGGAGAGGTACTTGTTCCCCATGTTCACCGACCGTCCGTTGACGACGGTCTGGGTCTTGCTCATCTGGGTAGCGTAGCGGTCGTACTCTCGTTTGGCGAGGTAGACGTCAGACTCAGACGCGCCACTGGCGACTGCCTTGTCATACGCCGACTTGAGGCTGCGCAGTCGCTCGTTGTCACCAAACCACAGCTTCCGGCTGTCCGACAGCTTGGTGTTCATCAGGCGGTCGATCTCAGGGCGCATCTGGATTTTTGCAGTAAGCGAAGCGCGACCGTCGATGTGGCGGGCGATGGACTCGAAGGCAGTGACGCCGTTCTGCACTTCGTAGCCCGGGTTACCAGTCTGCTCCAGTCGCTTACGCGCCCGGGCGTCCTGCGCGGTCATGTCCACGACGATCTGTTCCAACTTCGACGGCTGGATATTGAGGCCGTACTGCCGCAGACCACGAATGAACTCGTTGAGGTTCAGGTTGAGTGGAGTGGACACACCAGTGGCGGCAGCACTGACGTCAGCGCGGACCACAACATCGCGGACCTTGAACTCAGACTCGCCCTTCTTCCGAACCAGCATCCGGTAGACACGGACCTTCCTAGTCTTTCCATCGGCAGTTTTGATGGTCTTGACCCGGATGTCGCTCGGGGCACCGTCGGGGATATTGGTGTCGGAGAATATGCTGTCAAACTTCTTGGCAAGCTGCGTGCCTTCTTCGGCGGTACCGACGGCACGGTAGACCGCACGGTCACGAGACTCGTCGTGCATCTGCAGAAGCTCACCAGTGGTCGGGTCGTAGGCTTGCGTCCTGATCTGGAACCCTTCTTCGGGGCGGTTGATCTGCGTGTAGCCTTGGACCAGCAGCTTACGCGCACTGAGTTCCGCGCTGCTGTAGGATAGCGAGGCAGCACCGATCTGAGCCACCTTCTGCTGGACGACGAACTTATTGTCCTCGTCTACAGCCACCAGCTTGCGGAACTTAACCAGCTGGGCAATGAAGTCGTCAGCCTCTTTGCCCTTGAAGAACCCGCGGATAGCGTCTTCCTTCTGGGTATCGAAGCCCTTGGCGATAAGCGCCTCGTTCACGGTGCGGCTGAACTCACTGGCGGTCTTTGCGCTGCGCTCGGTCGGCACCAAATTGTCCGACACCACTGAGGCATCTTCTGCGTACAGCGCGGTGTAGACATCCGTCCATGTTTTGAACATGGCATTGGCATACGCAGGGAGCACCTTGTCGGCATTTCCGGCCGGATCAGGCAGCAGGTCAAGCAGCGCCAAGGCCGCGTTGTCACGGTCGGCTTTAAGGGCGACGTACTGAGCCTTGACGAACTCAAGCTCAGCGAACTCAAACGCCTCACGGCCTGCGATATAGGCCGTCCACGTGGGGTGCTTGTCAGTCAGCTCCTCGGCGATCTTTTTGTACCGCTTGTCCTTGGCCAGCAGTTCCTTGGCTTGTGGCAGCGTGAGACGACCAGCCTTGATGTAAGCGGCTATGGCCGCAGTGTTCTCTTTCACCTCGGTGCCATCGAACGTGAACATGTACGTCGGACGCTTCTTGTCGCGCAGTGCTTTGACCACGGCGTCCACCTTGGCGTCCACCTTGCCACGCACAGAATCCTGCTGCCCGTAGTTCAGGCGGCTGGCTGCCAGCTGCTCCGTCTCGGTGATGCCCCCCGCAATGCGGACACCAAAGAACCTGAACTCACGGTTAAGCGCGTCGGCCATCATCTCGTCAGCAGCGTTTCTGATACGCATCGAGACGTCAGACCCACGTTGAACGATCTGGATCAGGCGCGACAGGCCGGGGTTGTCCAAGGCGTTGAAGGCAGTCAGGCTAAAGAACTTACGGACCGCAGACTCAGTCTTGTTGGACAGCTTCTCAACGCCGGGCTTGAGCGCGTCGCTGATGTCCTGCGCCGTGCGCGGCAGGTGGCCGTACACGTCGAGCCCGAGCATGTCCGTGCGGATGTTGTCGCGCGTGAACCCTTCCCTAAAGCGGCCCGTACCCAGCTGGTCAGTGCCGGACTCGATGGCTTGGATGTCTTGGAAGATGTCGCTGGTGGAGAACAGACTGTCGCGTTTGCCGTTCCGGACGTAGCGGCGGGACATGCGCAGCAGGTGGCGCACCATGTCATCGCTGAACTTAAAGCCCACGGCGTTGAGGGCGTTCTTCATGGCGGCAGCCACGCGGCGCAGGAGCGACATGTCCAGCACAGCAGCGTAGTCTGCAAGGTATTCCTCGGTGGCCTCGGACCGGCTCAGGCCGCGAGCCTCCACGGCTTGGTCCACAGTGGCGGCAATGAGCGGATCGCTCTTGTACACCTGCTCCATGGCAGAGTCGAACTTATCCGCTGGCATGATGGCCCGCAGGCCGTAGTGGCCCAGCGACTCGTGCGCGAGCACGAAGTTAAGCTGTGCCTCCGACGCGATGCGGTCAGAGAAGATGATGACCTGACCATCTCCGAAGGAGAAACCAAGGGCATTGGCTGTGTCGAAGTCGCCCTGCGGGCGGGATGCTTTTGCGGCGCGATAGAGCGCGGGGTTCTTGGTCTTGAGGTCAGCTTGGTTGCGAGCGACGGTGACAGTCGGCGGACGCTTGAGCTTGCGGAGGTAGTTCTTGACCAAGAGGTCCACGCGCCCTGCAGGCAGCGGGAGTACAGACTTGCCGTTGAGATCAACCATGCCGTCAATGGTGTTCCAGTCGGACAGGGCGTTGCGGCCCGGGGTCTTTTCGATCGTGGTACCCACGGGTACGATCTGGCGCTTGCCGCCCGGCCACGTCAGGATGTTCGGCGTGTTGTCAGGGTTTGCATAGTCAAGAATACGCATAAGGCCGAGTACCGCGTCAGGGTTGCTCTTGCGCACAGCTGCCGCCGCCTTTTGGAAGGCGTCGATGAATTGCTTGGTGGCTTTGTCAGTCTTCGAGTTGAAGTCGGTAATGAGTTCGCGCAACTGGATAACTACCAGAGGGGTGCCGGACAACTTGGTCAGCTCTTTCTGGCGGGCTTCTTGGATTTGCTCCGGGGTGCGGGACGGCGGCGCTTTGCGCCCGGCCAAAGCACGCAGCGCAGCATCCACAGCTTCTGGGTTCGTCTCAAGCGCGACGTCAATGTCAGGTTCCCCGACCGCGTCGAGGAGTTGCTGGAGTCTGAGCAGCTCCCGTTCATTCAACGCATCCACGCGCTCGCCGAGCGTGAGCGGTGCGGCGGGGGCCTGTACTTCAATCTCAGGCTCAGGCTCAGGCTCAGGCTCAGGCCGCGCTTCTGGCGCGGCCTCAGACTTTGTCCCCTTCTTTAGGTCCTGTTTGCCGGGGGTCTCCGCCTTCGGCGCGATCTCCGCCTTGGGCTTGGGCTTGGGCTTACGTACCGTGTCAGCCTTGGTGCCCTTGCCCGGTCCGGGCGGCGGTTTGGTCGCTTCGCTAATGGCCTTGGCCACACGGTCAGGCTCCGTGCGCACCAATGCGTCAAGCGCAGCCATGTCAGGGGCACCGAGGATAGTCATCACGGTGGTCATCGTCTCGGGGGGCAGCGTCGCGAGCCGCTGCTGTACCGCAATTACCTTAGGCGAGGCCTTCGGCGCCTTAGCTGCGGCAGGAGCAGGGACAACCGCGGGCGCGGGGGCGGGAGCAGCGTTGCGCAACCGCTTGTAGAGCGCCTCTGTAGCTTTGCCTTTACGGACAGCGTCCAGCCACTGTTGCTGTGCAACGGGTGGCAGCATGTCGAACTCTACAGACTGTTCAACAGCCCGCTTGGCTTTCGGTACCAGCGTGAGGCGGCGTTTGTTGCGGAACTTGTCCCAAGCAGTGCGCGCAGTGGCCACTTGTTCTTCGGCCACACGGACTTGGTTTTCCGCCAGTGCCCGCTGCTGGACATCGCGCTGAGCGAAGGCTTCTTCGACCTGTGCTTGTCGTGCCGCCTCGGTCAGTTGTTCCTGACGCGTCGCTTCGGCAGTGACCTTCTGGTCAGCTGCTTGCTTCGCTGCAGCAGCCTGACGTGCAGCCTCACGTGCGCGCAGTTGGTTACCGATCGCAGTGTCGGTGGTCTGGCCGGTCACAAGCAGCGGACGAGGGGCCATGCCCACGCGCAGAAGCTCACCCGGTGTGGCCGAAGCCGCCACCTCAGGTTCCGCGACGGTCATGCCCGCCGGGGTCACACCTTCCGGACCAGCATAGAAGTCAGCCTCGCTCACCCGCGGTGCAGACAACATAAGTGGTGAAGGTTGCCGCGCAGGCGCAGGCAGACCACGGAGCCGAGCTTGCCCATAGGTCAGCGGTGGCAGGACCTCTCCCTCCACGGTGGGCGCAGTGCGCGGGTCAAGCGGCGAGGGTGCACCTGCCCGGTCTTGCGGACCAAGAGTTGACTGCCCGGGCTGCGGCGGCATTGCCATCGCGCCCATGGTCTGCGCGCCGGGGATGCTGGTGATGGCCAGCGGAGTGGGTTGACGCTCCGGCGCTGGGAGCGCCAGCGGCGCTGCTTTCTTGGTGGCTTGCCCGGTAGCTGTGTCGTTGAGGTCGACCGGCTTGTTGTTCCCAGACAGAACTTCGGCCACAACACCAGCGCCGCCGCCGAGGAAGGCACCGATACCGGCCGAGACGAGGTAGTCCTCACCATAGGTCTCACCGAGGTAAGACGCCAAGGCTTTGTAATCCTGCGTGGAGAACTTGTCCCGGGCTTCCGGGTCGAACAACGCGGTCTCGCCAATGGTCTGGAGTGTTTCGGTCAGGGCTTCGCTGAACGCCACACCGCCTGCGCCCACGGCGCGACGGGTCAGAGATCGACGAGCAGCTTGCTTGCCTGCCTCCTCTGCGGTCTGGCGCAAGAACTGAGACGCCACGCGTCCGCCTGCTGCCGTGACACCGAACATATCCAGTGCTGTGTTGGCCAGTGCGCCGCCAAGGATTTCATCCTTCACGTCGTTGGGATTGTACCCATTGCGGACAGCCGCGTCGTAGTAGCTAGAGACGTGCATCGGGAAGGTGGTAGCCGCGCCGCCAGCCATGGCCCCGTACTTAATACCAGTAGCCCCCGCCCCGAGTGCGCGTGCCCCAAGACCCGCAACGCCGCCGCCAACAGCCATGCTGGCCAGAGTGGGGATGGCCTGCCACGCGCCATCAATGATACGCTCGAACAGCGTGCTGTTCTCTGCGATCAGCGCGGACCGAATCTGCTCGTTCTCATCTTGGCCGAACGTCGCTTGTCCAAACTCGCGGATGGCAGGACCTACGTCCGTGGCTCCAGCAAACTCCGCCAGTGCGCCCACGCCACTAACGAGGCCTTCGCCTACCTGACGCGCGCCCAGACCGAGAAGCTCGCCGGCGCCGCGGCGCTCAGAAAACGACGCGAGGTAGTCGTTGAAAGACCCCTCTGGTAGCGCGACCCACCCCTGTCCTTGCGGCCGAGTGGTGTTGCCCGGCATCTGAGAAGCCTCTAGTGCAGAGCGAACATCGTCAGCCTTAAACGCGCGATCACCAGCGAACATTTCGTTCGTGGCTTGGTTGAAGTAGGCCGTAGCCAGAGGGCGTTGCTGCTGCGGCGTAGCAATAGGCGACATCGACATCAGGTTTTCTGCCTGCCGCGCAATGTTTGCGCGCAGCCCACCGATGGCCTGTTCCGGCGAGGGCGGAACAGAAGTGCCTACCACCGCAGTGTCGGCCCGAGTCGGCCGCAGCGACCCAAGACCGGACTGCATAGCCGGATCAGCGTTGAACCCAGCGGATGGTACTCGTAGCCCCAGACCCATGGCCGCGCTTACAGGGCGGTCGGTGTACGGATCGGCCATGGTTGGCTCCCTTACTGGTTCACGGGTACAAGAGTGACGAACTCAGTGCCGTCTTCGCTCTTGTTTACCCTCGGTATGTATTCCACGACGACTGTACCGCCGTCTAGTACGACGATACCACCAGCTGCGGTGTCTTTGTACGTAAACTCGCGTGCCTCTTGTGGGAGAACACCATTTGCGCGCAACGCCGCCTCTAGGCGTTGCTTGGTGAGGTCGTTGACCTTGATGTTCATGTCCTTGTCGACGTCGATCTGAGCCATGAGACCGGCTTGCGTGACCGCGATGTCAGCCTCTAGCAGCGCCTGTTGCTCCGCGAACGGAGCTTCGCCCGAAGCCGTACCGCCAGCTGTAGCCTCAGCCTCAGCGAATTTAGCCGCCAAGTCTGCCTGACGCTGCGCGTAAACTTGGTCAGACATCATAAGGGTCTGCTCGGCGATGTCGCTCATCTGCGCACCGGTGATCTGCAGTCGTCCGTCGACGTAGACGTCAAACACACCAGCTGCGGTGGGTACGAACTCGTAGTTACGGGCCGTGTTCTCCGACCAGATCGCGTTCAGACGTTGCGGCGCGTTGAAATCGCGGGCTTCCTCAACAGCCTGCCGAGCCACGGATGCTTCCAATCTGCTGTCGATGGAGGCGATCTGCTCCTGCACAGCCTGCGCATCAGAGTACTGTCCGGCGGCAATAAGCGCTTGCGCCCACTGGACTTGCTTGTCACGTTGCGCAAGCAGGTCAGTGATGGCTTTCCCCGGCAGCCCGGGTTCGCCCATTTTTGGCGGGGGATTACGGTCGAACCCTGTGGCAAGTACAAACTCATCCATCGCAATCTGCTCAGATGAGCGCGGAGTGGCACCAAGTTGCGGTCCGAACCGAACCCGTGCCATGTCTGTGGAGACAGCGTTGGGGTCCACGGTGCCCGTGGGGAACGTGGCGTCGTTTTCGTCCACCACTTCACTGGCCGGAACAGTCATGGGGCCATTAGGACCTTGGATGGTCACTGTCGGCGTCGGCGTGAAGAACTCCGTTGCGCGTATGGTATCTGCCGCACCGACGGAAACTCCGGCTGTCGCCGGAGCGGCGCCGCCTTTAAAACGAGCCGCAAACCCAACGGGGTCTTGCCTCGCGTCGTACAGCAGCTCTGGAGTCTTTTGGAAGATTGCGTCCGCTTCGCTGCTCTGGAACCAGTCCAGTGCATCAGTCAGCGCCTGCCGACGTTCGACATCCGCTGGCGAGTCGGTAAAATATCCAATCATGCCGCCGACAGTGCCTGCGGACAAACCGTAGTCTCCGTTCAGCAGCCCACGTGTGATGCGCTCTACCTCCCGCGAGATGTCCCCGCTGCGGTAGATGCCGCCCATAGTTTGGCTAAACTGTGGGGCGTTCGGGTCAACCTCGGTGGTGTAGATAGGCCTATTGGCCCACGAGGGCACGACAAGTTGGTCGGTGCCAGTGCCGCCGCCGAGCTGGTCAGTACCCGCGCCCCCGCTAATAGCGTCTCCACTGGTCGAACCCGAGCCAGCACCAGTGGCTACCACGCCGCCGCCAGTGGCTCCGTAGGACAGTCGCGGACGCGGACCAGCCTCGATCCGCACGCCCGCCGCTGCAGGGCGAGTAGCTACTGGTGCTGGCGCCGCAGTCCCTTGCCGATCCCGGCCCGGCCCGGCCGGTGTGTTGAGGTTGAGCCCGGGCGCGCGACTCGCGCCTGCTCCGTCGCCAAAGATTTTTATGTACTGCTCATTGAGCGCTGCGGTTTTTGCACGAGCTGCAGCCGCAGCAGCGTCTGCCGCAGCGCGACGACGCTTGGCTTCCTCACGGTCCTCAGTTTTCCACTGCAGGTCGATGTCGTTAAGCCGCATGGCTTGGCGCGACTCGCGCTGGCCAAGTGCGGTGTTGACACCCGCGCCGAAGGTTTCCGACATGCCACCGCCCGGGGCACCGATGCCACCGATGATGCGCTTACCGAACGTCTGGACCATGAGTGCCTCCTATTAGGCGATATTACCGTACATCTGCCCGAAACCGCCAGCCAAGTCTTTAGCAAAATTGGACCGGCGTTTGTACAGGTCTTCGTAGATCGCCATGTTCAGCTCTGCGCCGGTCGTAGGTACGTCGGTGGGCAACTGCGCAAGCCCCGCGGCTTTGGTCTGTGCGGCACGAGCCTGCTCACCAGTGACAGCGGCAGTGCCCACACGGGTGCCCTCGATGGCAGCACGACGACGCTCCGCAGTCTGGAGACCCGGACGACCAGAGATGGCAGCAGTCCGCTCGACATCACGCAGGCCACGCTGAGTACCCATCTGAGCCTCAGCAAACGCACGCTCGGGGTTGGCCTCACCGGCTTGGAGCAGAGAACGCGCAGCGCCAAGGCGCTCGTTAAACACGCCGCGCTCAACGGCGGCAGTCTCCATGTTGCGCTCCACGGCTTCCCGTTCGACCGGGGTCAGGTCCTGCGGCGCTTTGCCAAACAGAGCCATGGCGACCGGAGCGAGGTTTCCAATGTTGAGGCCGGAGAAGAACCCACGAGCAGCGGGAGCCGCGGCAGTAAGTCCGGCGGCGGCAGCGGGCGCGGCGGCAGTTCCAGCAGCGGTAGCAGCAGTTCCGGCAGTTCCGGCAGCGCCAGTGGTGCCAAGCATAGACGCAGTCGAGCCCGGAGCTGGACCACCGAACAGACCACCTTTGCCGAACAGACCACCGCTTGTCCCGCCGGCTGCAGGAGCGGCGAGGAAACTACCGAGACCACCAATGGCGGCACCGACCATGGGGTTAACACCCGCTGCAGACGCACCGAGACCACCAATGGCAGCACCTGTCAGGGCGGTACCAATGGCCCCGGAAATACCGATGGCGCCAGCGATTGGGGCAGCGATAAAGGGAGCGGCGATCATGGCCACAGCCCCGGCCACTTTCTTAATGCCCTTCCATAGTTTTGACAGGAAGCCCATTACATCTCTCCTTCTTCGTAATCGTCGTCGTTCATCTTCCCCTTGCCGTCCGCGCCGCGCGTCTTGGCAATCATCTTGTCGAGATGGTCAGTGCCCAGCCTCCGAACCACGTCAGCAGGGATGACGTACTCGCCCTCGTGAGCGTTGATCGGGATCGACCCGTCCGGGTTCTTGCTCTTGGCGGGCAGCGGGCCACCTTTAGCCATCGACATCTGAGGCGCCTGTCCTGCGGACATCGGCATGTTGCCTTGCGCAGGCGTGGTCATTTGCCCACCACCCATGGTCTTGCCGATGATGTAGAGGATGATGAGGAACCCTTGGTCGTACTCAGCAGCGACGTCCTCAGCGTCCAGCATGCCCTGCTGGATCAGAACTTGGCGCAGCTGCGGCCACATCTCCGGGTTCTGCAGCGCGGTCGTGGCAACCTGCACGAACATGTTGAGGCTCTGGGCGTCGATCTCGCCGGCATCCATGGCTTGCTGGACAGTGGCCTTGATCTGTTCGACCTGTTGCGGGTTCTGCTGCATGAACTGCTGCGCCTGCTGGTCGATGGCAGCGAAGTTAAGCGGACGGCCCTGACCGCCCTGCGGGGCGAGACCAACCACAGGAGCACCGCCCTGCTGGGCCACGTTCATAGCCATGGGAGAAGTCATCGGGCGCTGCGGCATGCCGCCGGGACCGACCATCCCGCCCTCAGCGTAAGACTGCATCGGCATGTCAAGCATGCGAGCGAGCGCCGGAGGCAGATCAAGCGACGCTGTCGTTGGGCGGATCGGCATACCGTCTTTGCCCACGTAGCCACCAGCTGCGTAAGAGGGGACGCGCGAACGCTCGGCGTTGCGACGGCTCACTTCCTCACCAATAGCAGGGTCTATGTAACCAGAGATGGCAGGGTCTATGTAACCGGAGTCAATGGAGTCCGAGCCACCACTTGGCGGCGTCACCGGGGGAGTTACCGGAAGGACCACTGGCATGATTGGCGTCGTGGGGGTAATCGTAACACCGCCACCGCCACCGCCACCGCCACCGCCACCGCCACCGCCACCGCCAAAGTTACCACCGGCTGGCGCTGGCATAGCTGCGGGGGCCGCAGTTGCATACGTTGGATTAGGGGCAGGGCGGTCCGCCGCCGTGGGCGCACCCTGAGTGCCGCCTAGCATTGCAACCGCTTGGTTCACCTTGTTGCCCGGTTTGTTGGTGTTTACACCGCCGGGGTTATAGCTGCCGCCGCCACCCTGCCCGGCCGGAGCAATACCCAAAGCATTACCACCCGCCGAGATCGCACCGCCACCCGAGAACGTAGGACCAGACTTGCCCGGACCGCCGCCGTCAAACATGTCCTTGAAGCCGGTGTATCCGCCTTTAGAAGGGGCCTTTGCCATGCCGGGTATCTTTGTCAGAGATTGCACGTCACGAACCAGCAACTGATAGTCGGACAAGGACGGTACCTGTGCACCACTGATTGTAAACCCCGATCCTACAGCAGATACTGCACGAATGGAAGGTTCTGGTGTACCGGTAATAGTGACTGACGATTTTAGCAATGCCCGACTGGACAAGTCTTGTTCGCCACGAGTGCCGATCAGAAGCTCGATGTTTTGTTTCATGGCGCCGAGGGTACGGAACTGCCATTCTTCTACGCCGATCTGTGGCAGTGAGGGGATACCTGTGAACCGTGCCATTACGATCTCGCCAGTGAAGCCGGTGTTTCACCAAGGTGGACTGCACGCACTCGGACAGTGCCCGCAACTTGGAACTCGTAGGTGTCTGTCTTATAGCCTGCAGGCAGTCGGAACACATCACTTGACGCCAGCGTTGTTGTTAACACTGCGGTCTTGTTCGCGTACAGCGTGAAGGTGACCGGCTCTGTTACGGCCCAAAGTACGTCAGCATCCTGCCACTCCTCGTCGTACTGCCCCCAGATCGGGGACGGTGTAACGCCGGTGTAGTCACCGATTACACGCGCGGCGCCGAGGTTGAACGGCACCTGCGACACGAACACTTTGGACTTCCACGCGTAGTCCGCGTTCGGCTGAGTCGGATCATCCCAGCGCACGATGTCACCACTGGTTCCGGTGACATAGTAAAGCGCCCCCATAACGGGATCAAACCACGTGGCAGTGAACGTCAGGTCAAAGTTGACAAAGTCGCCCGGGGACTGCCCGTCCTGCGAGCGGCGATAGAAGAACGCGCCCGTGCTGTGGGAGCCGAAGTACATGCTGTCATAGAACGCGCCCACCACCGTGCTGGGGTTCAGTGCTGCGTTCCACGTGTCTGGACTGTGCGCTGGGGCTGTAGCGATCTGGACACCACCTACAAACGATGCCAGCGCCAGCCCTTCGTGGGTAGCGTACATGACACCGACATCGGTCTGCACGATGCTGCGCTTGCTGAGGCAGGGGTAGTTGGTCGAGTACCGCGTGGTTGACAGAACTGCCGGGTCGGACCCGGAGATCACATAGGGGAAGCCCTCAGTCATCACGAGTAGGTCGCTACCAAGGGCGACCATGCCGACGATGTTATATTCCAGCGAGATTTTGTACTTGACCGGCCACGCATGGAACTCGCCCGGCTCAGAGAAGTAGACGTCGTTGCCTGCGAACCCGACCATGATATTGTTCTGGATAACCGTGATGCCCTGCAGATCGGCGGGCGGCGGATCGTACTCAGTGGACGCCAGTGTGTCGAGCAAGCTGCGGTAGTTGAAGTCATCGGTAAAGTTGTACGACGCATCGCCCCAGTATCGAGCCGCATCCACTGGGGGGTTCTCGGAAACGTCGTAGTAGACCGTACCGGTCGCAGTCGTGGTCGCTAGGTTGGAGCCAGCTAGGGTGTATGTGATCGTGAACCGATCGGGGGTGCTGAGGACAACTCCCCCGGTGATGTCAAACCCAGCCTCGCTGCAGCCGGACAGTTTGAACCTGTCGTCCACGATGAACTTGTGTGGCTCTGCGAACTTGAGCGTGACAGTGTTAGACGTTCGCGCCACGGAAGCGATGGCCTGCGGGAACCACAAGGTGGCCAAGCGAAAGTAGTCCGCCTCGGCTGTCTGCGCGGTCGTAGCCAAAGTTCGGTAGAGGCGGATGCCACGGATGAAGTTGTCGCCAGCAGGTGGTGCAGTCGGCAGGCCGGACACCGTGACGATCTGACCTTCCTTAATGAAGATAGCAGTCGACGGCTCTGAGCCGATCGACTCCTCATCCCACGGCGTGTACCACGTGTAGAGGTAGTTGCGTGATTGGACCGATCCGCCGAGATCGAGTCGCCCTGCTGTGCTCGTGGTAGCACCAATCTGTGCCCCGGGCGAGAAGTAGGTCAGCGTTGTGGAGTTAATGACCGTCGCTGTCGTGGTGACGTTGAGGTCGCGGATGTCCCAGCGGCAGTCACCAGAGGTGGAGCCTGACACGGTGTCGACCACAGTGAAGGTGTTGGTGCCAGTGACGGTCACGGTGTAGGCGTTGGTGGTTGCGGTGCCCGAGGTAAACTCGATGTAAATACGACCGCCAGTCACCAACCCGTGGTCGCTAATCGTTACCGTGATCGTGGTGCCGGTGCGCGAGTAAGTCCCGGTCCGGTACGAAAACCCGGACACAGTCACCAGAGCGCCGTCTTTGACGTTGTGCGCGGTGCCGGTGACAAGCGTCACGTTACCGCCGCCGTCGCGGGCGAAGCTCGCAGAGCTGACCGTGGTGAACGAGGTCGGCGTAGCCGTGGGGGTTGCCGTAGGCAGCGGCAGCCCGAGTTCGTAGTACCCACCCGTGGCCGGATAGGGAGCAAGGCCAGCAGTGGCCAGCGCGTAGGTGCTGACCTTAGGCACGCCGTCGCCGGTGTAGTAGAACCGCTGCTCGTTCAGCTCGTCTGCCGCAGGGGTAGCGATGTCAATCTCGCCCGCCCAAGTCAGCCACTTGAGTACGCTCGTCGATGGATCGCGCAATGCGTAGAGCGTCTTGATCGTGCCGGTACGGCCAGCGGCCGCAGCCACCACGGGGGTGGGGATGGGAATAAGATCGCCGGAGTAGAGCTTTGCGTCGGTCGCAATCTGCGCCGCTGTCCCCGGAAGAAGCTCCGGGGAGATGCGCGGCAACGTCCCTTTGAACTCGGCGATCTTACTCGTTGTCACTTTTTGGCAGCCTTCTTCATGCACTTGCCCATGGCGGTGCACTTCTTCGGGTTGGGGCAGCCCGGGCAGTTACCTTACATCACCCGAGCAGTTTAGCCAATGTTTTAGGGCCAGCTACGCCGTCGGCGGTAAGTCCGTTTGCGGCCTGCCACTTCTTGAGTGCGGCCTCAGTGCCGGGGCCGAAGTCGCCATCAGCTGCGAGACCCAACTTGGCCTGCATTTGCTTGACGTCGTCGCCTTTCGATCCTTTGCGTAGCGTGCCACCCGAGGCGGCAGCGGCTGCGGCAGCTGGTGCGGGCGCTGTGATCTTACCACCAAGTGCAGCCATGGCGCGGGTGTAGCGGGCCTGACGATCGGCGAGGCCGATGTCACCGCCGTTGATCTTTTTCGTGAGCGCCGGAACGCTGCCGGTGTCCGCGATGGCGTTCAGCTTGTTGGTGTTCCAGAACCACAGAGCCGAGGCAAGTGCGCCCTCTTTAGTCTCCACCCACACAGCGGCTTCTTCTGCCGTCATGTCGTAGTCCTTGGCGAAGCGAGTGTAGTTGTCACGGCCAGTGAGCTGCTTGAGTCCGCGGCCGCGGAAGCGCCAGCCGTCGCCCGGCTGGGTGTTGCCCAGCTTGGATGTGCGGAACTCGTCCATGTAGACGTAATTGGCGATCTTCTCGGGGTTCTTGGCATACTCTGCAGCGTTGCGCTTGCCGGGGCCGAAGTAGCGCGGGAAGACTTTGTTCAGCGTCTCCTCGCGGTAGTTGAGGTTCTCGCTCATGGCAGTGAAGTCCGCCGACTCATGGGCGCACTGCGAGATGAAGCCAGCGATGCGCTGGTCAGTGGTGATGTCGTACTTCGGCAGTGCCTTGTTCAGCTCCTCGCACCAAGCCTCGACCTCTTTGTTGTTTGGGATCATGGCACGCAGCTGGTCTACGGTAATCAGGCTCATCTATGTTCTCCTATTCGCACCAAGATTGCTTGGCATCACCTTTGTAGTGCCGGGCCAGCCCAGCGGAGACGAGACTTTCGGCGAGACTCTGGTGATCCAGATAGACGTCGCCCAGCACACGGCCACCGTACTTGTCCCACTTGAGGATTTTGATGTCGACCTCAAGGGCGTTGGCCACGGCGTTCTTAGTGAAGGCGCTGGCCTTCTTTGCAAGTGCAGCCTCGGCATCACACTGGGCGCGCGGTGCCTTCTCCGGCGTGTCGATGCCCATCACGCGGATCGAGAGCTTGGGCGGGAGGGGCGACGGGAGAAAATCCACCGCAATCTCCACCGTATCGCCG